CTATTCGGAAACAGGCCGTATGGAAAGCCCGAAGTAGCGGCCGACTAAGTCTATGCGGTGGCCGAAACTGCTGAAACTCAGATAAGAAGACATCGTAGTGCTATATTCGTCAGGATTGGAGGTCCAATAATAACCGTAACGTTCCGTATCGTAGGACGTCTTGCTGTTGATGTAACCCGAAGCCGGCATGAAGATGGATTGTCCGCTCGGTCCGGTGAAGTTGTAACCAGCCTCTCCTTCAAGTTCCGTCCACTCCCATTCGCATTCGTCTATAAGTTCCTGCATTTCCGCCTTTGTAGGCATTCTCCAGGTGCCTCCCCAGTTTGCGGCAGCGGCATCATATTCCGGATTGCCGGATATGTCCGATATCGTCTTTTCGAAAGTCGTATTGTTTGCCATACTGTATTCTTCTTTAGGCTCGGTTTCGCCCCATGCGAAATAATCTCCATATTCCCATGGGTTTTCAGCGCCTATGTTGCAGGTGGCCCATTTTACGCTGAGCCCGAGGTCTACCGAATCGTGCCCTTTGCTTACCGTCACCATGCATGTGGCTGTTTTGCCTCCATCGTCGGTGGTTACCGTGATAGTCGTCTCGCCTGCCGACACGGCCGTAACAAGGCCTGTCCCGTCTACGGTGGCTATGCCCGTATCGGCTGATGACCATTTGATTCCTTTGTCTGTAGCATCTTCAGGCAGGACAGTCTCCGTCAGCGTATGGGTTTCCCCTTCATTGAGCCTGAGTTCCGTAGGTTCGAGGGTTACGGATTCTACCGGAATGCCTGTCACCGAAATCCGGCTGGAAGCGGCCTTTCCGTCTACCATGGCAGTAATCTCCGCAGTCCCGATTGCAACTCCGGTAACCACGCCTTCTGAATCCACAGTTGCCACGCCGGTGTCGGAAGAAGCCCATTCGATGCTTTCATATTCCGCATCCTCCGGCTCGACCCTTACAGTGAGCTCCAATGTCTCCCCGATTTGCACTTCGGCTTCCGTAGGTTCGACAATCACATTTTCCACACTCGTCCCGGGCACTGTTCCCTGCCCGTCCGTTACCGTGACCGTGCATGTGGCCGAAATGTCACCGCAGCCTGCCGTGATTTCGGCTTTCCCCGCCGAAAGCGCCGTCACTTCGCCGTCCTCCACTACGGCGACCTGTTCATCGGAACTGCTCCATACGAGTTCGTAATTCGCATTTTCCGGGGTCGCCGACACTTCGAGCAGGACTACGTCCCCGACATTGAGTTCCACTTCCGCTTTCCCGAAAGCCAGGCTTTCAAGTTCCGGTTTTACCGGCTCGTCCGGTTTGCACCCTGCCAGGCAAAGGGCAAGCATGGCCGACGAGGCAATGAAAAATGATGATTTCATAAAAGTTTGAGTTTTTTGTTCCCCGGCAGCCTTAGGACGTTATACATTAAACATCTTCTGAAAAAGAAAGGCGGGCCGTCATTTACGTATAACGGGCGTTTGGCGATAACAAACAGAGTTTCATGTAAATATCTGATATACAAAATAAAAAGCCCGCTTGTTAAGAAAGCGGGTAACATTCCAGTAACAAAACGGCTAATTTATCGCCTTTGGCGGGCTTTTCTGATACAAAGATAGAATTTCCATCTGAAACAGCAAAAACACGCATACAAAGCTCCTCAAAAAAGCACACATCCAAATAGTACTTTCAGAGGCTCTATTGATACTTTTCCGTCGTTTTCCCGTTGTTTTCTCACTCGTTCTGGTATGTCTGGTATGAAAAAGAGTGGCACAACCTCCCGGCTCTCCACTCTCACACTTGATAATTATAAAAATTGGGTAGTTAGAAATTACTCTAAAATGGATATTAATTTTATATGTGGGTTGCCAATTAAGAATTTCCCTGTAGGATCTTTCTGGCTATTTGGTATAGGTGGGATAAGTTTCTCCTTTACAGAAAATATTCCTGTACTTTGTGTGACATCTACTCCAGCATCAAGATCCGTTAGTTCAACATTCCTAATCGTTAAGCAGTCCGCTTTCCCTATCTCTACAGCGATCCCGTCAGATTCTACCATTTGCTCTATAATATCATTCTCTTTCAAGTCTGGAATAGGGCAAGATAGATAGAGCACATAAACGCCTGTTTCTTTGATCTTCTCAATCTTTGGAACTGTTGAGAAATCAACATTTGTGCAGTCCGCTTTATACACCCTTTCCCCAACCTTAAAGCATGGATCATTGTATGGGTAAGTACACAACTCTACTTTTCTCCCATCTTCACTAATATTTGAAACTCTTGCGGTTTTTATTATCCGTATAGTTCTATTCAGTTCATCACATATCCCCAATGTTCCTGCTGAAACAATATCACCAACGCTTAACTTTTGATGTTCTTTATCAAAAGTGAAACCGCCCGGCAAAATATCTGGTTTGCCTGTAAAATGGGATTGCTGGCTTCCAAAAGGTATGTTATTCACATTCATGTTTGTATGAGTTTTCAACATCTAAAACAACAGAGTAGCCAATAATCGGATGTAGATCATTCAATATCCCCATTACATTATCATCAAGTTTATGCAATTCATTAAAATACATATTTTTAAGGGCTTCTTCCTCTAAAAGATTTCCGATTGCATTTTGTAATGAAAGGCACATTTTCACTATATTATCAATATCCGCTCTAATCTTTTGTGGTGTGGACTTTTTAAGCATGGCATTTTTCATTAACAAGTTCTACATTTCCCAAAATATCATCAGAGAGGGTATAGCCGTAAATTTCACCCAGTGAATAAACCGCTTGACTTAATTCTCCAATAATTTCTCTTGCTCTTTCTTGGAATTGTTCCACCACTATATCCAACTCTGATATAGCTTTCATGTCCTTTTTCGCTTTGGTGAGGTTACGCATAAGGCTTAAAATTGATTCCCGTGCCTCTTGATAGTTTGCTGGCTCGTTTGCATAGCTAAAGCCATTTTGTTTGTTCATATCCATATTACTACAGTTTATTGATTATACAATTCAGTTTTTCCGCTTTCTCAACTGCCATAAGGTCAGCCCTTGAATAAAGAACCTTTGAACGAATGGAAGCACCCCCACGGGTAGTAGTGATCAATCCTTTTTGTACCCACTTCTTTACCCGGCACTCCTGAAACTCCCTGTACGCCTCACGCTGTGATATGAGATCATCAGCAGGTTTGGTCATTTTGACATAATTAGCCGCTCCCAAACTTGCCATTTCCATACAGATATTTTTCAGTTCATATAGTTCTATTACAATCATAGCATATAACCTTATCGTTTCTGCGAACAAAGTTATATGCTATGATCCGAACAAACAAATAAAATTCAATCTATTTTGTTGATAATCAGCAAAATGTGTTCACCAAACACACTTTGATGTGTTCAATAAACACACTTGCTGAAATCCATATATCCAATCTTCTTCCCGAATGTCTCATGTGGCTTTCATAAACAAAAAAAGCCACCAATATAGGCAGCTTTCCATATACTTACTTATTATACCGGATCAATCGTACACTTTATTTTCGATCTGCACGGTAATCCTATTAATATCTCTATCGTATGTACCATCTACGGTAAAATATTGGGTAGCCTCATTCACTATCCACCAAGTTTCCGTTACGCTTCTACTTACATCATTTTCTAATACATATTGCCAGAACTCGTTACGGCTTGAAAAATCCATCAATCCAGCCATCTTATCATAGTATCGGGCAATATATGTTACATGATCAATGGATTCATTTATTAAGTCCATTTCCTTTTTATAGACTTCTATTCCATTGGCGTATGTGTTAAAGTCACCAATAACAGTTATATCAGTCATTTCATTTTCTGTGTTACCACTGAAAACGATCCGATATTCATTGTCATTCGTTTTATAATGATAGCTTAGTTCTGTCTTACCCAGTGTTCCACCCTCGTTTGCCAAAGTGCCATCTTTAAAGTTGTCTTTGACATATTGGGGACTTTTCCCGATAAATGAAACCAACTCACTAACATCTATTGACGTATTGGTTGGCACTGCTGGCTCATCTTCTTTGCTGCATCCTGTTATCAAAGCTATCAGGCAAAGCGTAAATAGGATCTTTCTCATATCGCATTCATTATAGATTAAAATTCCTCTTTATGAGAGATCCATCCTTAAAAAATAGCGTGGACGATCACTCATTGGTAAAGAGGCATCGCCACAACGCCCACACTCCATAAGTAACGCCCACGCACAACGTGGCGTTTCACTTATTGCTTTTTGGAGTGTTGAATTATTGGCGATTTTCTTTACCCAAAAACAATAGCAAACGCTATAATTTCTTTAATACGATACAAATATATCGTGTTTATTACATATAACAAACAAAAGAGAGGCTTTTTTATCACCTCTCTTCTGTATTAACCCAGTTAATACTTCAATATGTATCTTTGCCTACATATCTAATCTTTATGTTTATGCCACCAGCTATTTCTACAGCTGCTTTCCCATAAACATTTACAAGTACTTTTGCATACTTCCCAGCCACAGCGATAGCAAGGTATGAGTTATCGAAAATATCAATGGTCACAATAGCATGGTCGCCCACATTCACAGAGGCTTTGGAGTTGTGCCGGATATAGATGTTTGAAACGGCAAAACCGTCATACTCCAACATCGCTTTGCAGTCACCGTTCAACACTACATCTTTCCTGTTTTTCTCCACAACTTCATCATCCACATACACACCGTAATCCTCACACTTCCCTTTGAAGTTTGTGCGTAGGAAGTCCAGTGTTGGATAATCATTCTTTATACAGAAGTCTATCCCTCGTATATACAATTCAGCAAGGGAATCCACGCCCAAACCCGGTTTGAGCTTCATTTGCCACAAACGGCACAATCCCTTTGCTATTCCATCCTGTTTGATTTGGTGTACCAGTTCCATATTACGATATTCCTTGTGATAGTAATGAATTATCTTTGTTTTCTATTCTCTTTAACGAATCAGCAATTTCATCAAGTCTTCTACAATAACGTGTGTTTTCCGCTATTTCTATTTGATAAATAAGATATTGCCTCATAATCGCTATCTGATCGCTCTGGTTGATTACAAAGGCATTCAAACGCCCGGCAATCACACCTCCTGTTTCCTCGCTCATGGAAGTAACAGCACCAGTAAGAGGATCGGCTTCCTCTTCTTCTTCCGTCTGATCCTTTATCCAGTCGCCTACACTCTCCAAAGCCATATTGAATTTATCCGCTCCCAGCTTCACCATTTCCTCAAACCGCTTCTTCTCATAGTCTGATAGCACATTGTCTTGCATGGCTTCACCAAGATAAAGCACGGCATCATTAATGGCTTTAGCAAGGAACTGGCGTTTTAAGGCTTCCACAACCGCATTTTTAAGAGTTTCTTTCGTTACCTCACCCAATGCCTTTGCCGCATCTTCACCTTGACAATAAGCATCTACAAGGGCATCGGCAAATTCATCAATGGCACTTTGAACGTCTGTACCAGCCAAAGTTTCCATCATTGCCTTATCCAGATCCTCTATTTGTTGGTTAATGGCTTCTATTTGATTTTCCCATTCATTTATACGGTTATTGTCAGTGTCTTTTTTGTCCCGTTCTGCTTGAATCTGTTTTCTAAGATCGTCTTGCTGTTTCCTAAGACTTTCTTTTTGAGCCTCGTATATAGAAAACATATCTCCGCTTTCTTCCGCTTTTTGAAGCTCACCGTTCAGCTCCTTAATTTGCGCTGTAAGTTTTGCGTATTCTACGAAGTTCCAGCTTCTAAGTGCAACAGCCTGTTGTTTCTCCAAAGCGGAGATCTGTTCTTTTATTAGATTGATATTTTTTTCATATCCCTCTCTCTGTTGCTCATCAAAAACCCAATATGTGTTATTGAATGCACGTTCCAAACGGCTGTAAGAACGCTCTAAGTTATCTATATCATCCTGTAATTGTTCGATCCTTTTTTCATACTTCTTATCATGTAACTTATTGAATATACCGATAACAGAAGTTACGGAACTTACTATACCTGTAATACCGCCAAGAATATCACCGCTCATCAGCTTGCCAACACTTGCCGCTGTATTTCCCAGTTGTCCTAAAAGCTCTGTTGCAGTCCCAAGACCTTCTGCTAATCCATCCGCACCAAAACTTTCAAACATTGAAGCAAGCGAACTACCGCATTCTGTAGCGGCTCTTGTTATTGCTTCAACTGATTCTGTTACGCCTTTTGCGGATTCTCTCATTTCTTTTTCTGCATTTTGCACATCTTTGTCAGATCCCTTTCCTGCCAGTAAGTTTGCTTTTGCTTTTGCCAACTTTTCTTTAGCTTTAATATAATCATCGAAGTATGCGCCTAAAGCCGTAAAAGGGTTTTTTGATATAAGTTCCTGCCTTGCCTTATTCAGGCTATCAATCAACGCCTTATAGTCAACTGGACTAAGTTTCAAATCAGAATTATCAAGTTGTGTTTCAATATCAGATAACAGCTTTGCAATCTCTTTGGCAGAAAGGTTATCCAGATCTTCAAACAAAGATTTCCAACTATCAGACTGTTTAAGGAAATTGGCATTAAGAGTTGAAAGTGCTTCATTCTCTGCCTCATTAATCATCTTTATACGTTCCTGATCGTTTGTCTTTTGAGCCTCGGAGCGCAATAAAGCGTATTCCTCCTGAATATCTTTCTTTTGTTCCTCATAACTTCTGTAATTATTCAGTATCTTATCCTGAATTTCTTTATCCGCTTCCGCTTGCTTCTCCGATATGAATAGGCTTGCTTCCGCTTTCTCATCATCACCAACAAGCCCTGTACTTCCGCTTGCAAGCCTTTCTTTGGCATCGGCTATGGCTTGCACTCTCTCTGCAAGTGTGCTGGCTTGCGATATTGCTTCCGTAACACTTTCCTTGAAAAGATCCATTGCGGACTTTGCGCCCGTGATCTCATCATATTGCATATTCAGGGAAATAAGGTGGTTTCCCTCGCCCTCTGTCAGTGTCCCGGCTTCTTTCTTCTGGTTCATTTCCGCTATCTGGTTCTCCAGATATTGTTTGAATGAAGCACCGCCTTTCAGCAAGTTTGCGAACTGTGTGTTCGCTACATCTTCGCCCAGATTACGCACCCAGCGGAAATACAACTCATACTGCTGTTTTTTGTAAGCTATTTCACCATCAAACAGCTTGTTTTGCTCTCTCTGATAACTGGTATTCTCAATGCTTCTTCTCTCATCGAATCCCTCTTGCTCCGTTGCAGTCAATCCACCTTTTCCGGCTGCTTTACGTGCTTTCTCCAGTTCTCTTTCCTCTCTGTCTATGCGATCCAGATTCTCTTTGTGCTGTAAGTCCAGAATGGCTTTACGTTTCTCATAGCCATCTTCCATGATAGAGATACGTGCCTCTTCCAATTCACGTTGTGCCTCCAGTTCTTTCTGTGATAACTGATTTGCGCTGTTACTGCTATTCCCAGAGCTTGTAATACCAGTAAGCAATTCGAGATTCTTTTTTGCCGTATTGAGTTCTTTTATTTTGGCATCTATCTCTCCTGCTAAATTGTCTTTGACAACTTTTCCAGATCGCAAATCTTCCAACTCTTTTGTAAGCGTGGCAATTTGTGTTCTCGTGTCTGCTATCTGCTCTGAATAAGTTTTTGCACTCTCGGAAGATTTGTCTATTTCCCCTGAAGAGTCGCTGATCTCTTGGTTCAACGCTTCAATAGTCTTGTTTATGTCTGTGAGTTCCTTTTGAGCCTGTTTTAGTTGTCTTTCCGCTTTCCCTGCTTGCCTCAAAGCATACATCTGATATTGTGCTCCAGCATCGCCATAGGCTACATCTGGAACGTTGGCACTCGCTTCATCATAGGCTGCTTGTTTTTGGATGATCTCTTTTTCTTTGAGCCTCTTTTCCCTATAAGCTGCTTCCAGTTCCTCTTGTGCCGCTTTCATCCTTATTTGCTTTTCTAACAAACTTAAGTACCGCTGGATTGCATCGGCATTGTCATTGATAATAGTACCCTCTTTGGTCAATTCTGCATTATATCCGGGTATAATCTGTTTCAGTTCATTTAAAGCTCTGTTGCGCTCATCGTATGCAACATTGCTATTTCTGATTATTTTCTCCAAAGCCTCAACTTTTCCAGCTTCTTCACTGAATCGCTCTGTAGCTCGTTTGGTTGAATTAGCCAAACTTACCGTATCTTCCTCCAGTTCTTTAGTCTTTGAAGAAAGCATAGAAATCGCACTGAAAGCCATTCCAACCAATGAAACGACCCATGTAATAGGATTTGCTTTCATTGACAGCCACAATGCCTTAAATGAGGCTGTAAGTTTGTTAGTCGCTAATGTTAGAACATTGGTAGTGGTAGCTTGTGCTGTTTTTGCTGCTGTGTCTATGGATGAGGCTAACCTTGATTGCTGGATTGCTGCCGCTTCCAACTGCTTCTTTTTAGCGTTGAAGTCAGCAACTGCTGCCATACGTTCTTGGGCTAAAGTAAGTTGTTTTGTTTGGGCTGTTTCTAATCTTTTTTCTGCTGAAGCTATCTTTGAGGCTTTCCCCGATTCTCTGGCGGCAAGCAAAGTAGCCCGTGCCGCTTCTGTAGCTTGCATCGCTGATATAGAGTTTTTCTTGGCAGATTCAGCCCGACTTGCAGCCAATTTTACTTCTTCCCGCAAAGTTTCTACAGAAGCGACTATATTACTCCTTTTTGCTGCCACTTCTTGCTCCAGAGCCGCACGATATACAGCACTCTTAGCCGATAGATCGGTTTTGCTAAGTGCTTCCCTTTGCTCAACAGTCAATACAGAAGTAGCTACAGCCTCATAATTGGCAGAAGAGGCGGTAAGGTTAAGGTTGGATAAGTATTCCTGCTGTTGTGCTGTCAAAAGTTGCTGTATGGTGGCAATACGGAGTTTCTTTACCAGATTGGCTTGCTCTTCCGCTGTAAGCTCCTTTTGCAATGCGGCTACATGGGCTTGTTGTACAGCTGTCATAGCCTTTATTTGTGCCGCTGTCTGCCCTGTAATGGTGGCTTCTGCTTTCAGTAAGGCTATCTTTGCCTGTTTAACCGTGTTGTCTATCAAAGCAACCCCGGTATATCCCTTTGTGGCAAGTGTATTCAGCATTATTGCCGCCTTGTAGCTTCCATAGGCAATAGTAACAGCCTGTACAATACGGATAATCTCATCCATATTCTCTACAAGGTCTATAGCACCCTGAATAGCTCCAGCGAACAAATCTTCATTATCCTTGCCGATCTTGTTAAGCGCACTATCCCAAGCATCGCCCAAGTTTGAAAGCATACCAGTAAGCGACTTACTTTGCTCTTGCATGAGGTTGAAGTAAATACCGCCCTCACTGGTCATGTTCTTAAATGCCTTTTCAACTTCCGGGAATCCAACTTTTCCCTCCGTTACCAGCTTGTTCAGTTCCTGCCTGTCTGCGTTAAGCACCTTTCCCAACTCTTCATAGATAGGAATACCACGCCCGGCAAACTGGCGAATATCCACCGTGTATGCCCTGCCTTGCGATCTCAATGTTCCATAGAGGTAGATAAGATCTCCAAGTGGCGCACTCACACCAGAAGCCACATTACCAAGCATCACGATCTCATCTACCACGCTTCCCACATTTGATCCGAAAGCAAGCATCTGTTTTGCTCCTTGCGCTATGCTGGTAAGGTCAAACGGAGTTTTAGCGGCTGTATCTACCAGTTGCGACATAAGCACCTGTGATTTTTCAGTGCTTCTCAACATGGTATTGAAAGCCAGTTCAAGTTGCTGGAACTGCCCACGCACTTGCACTATGCTTTGCACAAGGCTCATCATTCCTTGCCCAACAAGGTAGGAAACAATATATCTCGCTCCGTTTTGCGCAAAGGTCAGAAACGATTGCTCCATGCGGTTTGCTTCCAGCACGGCATTATCAGAAGCGTTTTTGATATAACGCCCCATCGCTTCGCTTGATACCTTGAAATCATCTATATCAAGAGTGGCTTTGAATGCTAATGCTCCACCTATATTTTCCATACATTTACTTCATTAAATTACGATACTTGATTAACTCGTTGAGGGATTTGCCTATATGGGCAAGAAAACCTATAAGTTGCTCATTCTTTCCATCTTTATTGTCTTTAACTAACCCATCAACAATAAGTGCTAAAGTGTCAAGTTGCAGTTCCGGGCAATCACTGTGATATAGATCATTTCCCGCTGCCTTAACAATGACTTCTTTATAATGCTCTATCTCTTTACAATTAATACTCATAATGTTCTGCTATTTATGCTCCTTATGCTGGAACTGGTTATAAATCACTTTCTATGTGTCTTTTGCCATAAAGAAACAAACACTTCCTTTTCCTCATCAGAAAGAACCGATATATCCGGTGATGTATAATTAACTTGGTTAATATTATTGGTTATTTGTATGTGTTGAGGCTCTTTCCCAAATATAAGATTCATGGAATATCTGAATAAGTCAGTCCGTCCACGCTTTACATCGGCAAACAATCCTTTGATGAAAGCCTCAACCCATATAGGCAACTCTATTTCAGACTTTGCCGATTTGGAAAGTAGCTGTTGCAATTCTCCAACGCTCATTTCAAGCAAGCACCGGATTACATATACAAAGTCCTCTTTGCTCAATTCACATCCAGAATCCAACGCTTTCTTATACATAGATGGTTTTCTGCCTCGTTTTTGGGGCTGTTTTTCAGCCGAAAAGCGATTCTGTAAGCCCACCTTATTGCCTCTTTGAAAGCCTTTTACACCTTTTCCCATATCACTTAATGCCGTTTTTATGCCGTTTTATGAAATTACAGAGAGCCTAAGCCCTCTGTAATCATTCTCAATAATGCTGCTACTGGATATACTCAAAGTTTTCTCCATTCAACACTAATTTACCCTCATAGTTGATCTTTGCCAGTGAAAATCTCCCCGGAACTGCTACTGCTTGTAAGTAATCCGGATCAATCCCACTATGCCTTTGAAACTCTGACACTTCTATCTTGGCAGCGTTCTTCACAGCCTCATCAAATTGGCGCATTGCTTCTACCAGTTGAAGCCAATTCTTATAAACGGCTTCTCTTCCCGGAGTATCAATATAGACGCAACAACGGGATTCAATTTCCTTGATATGATCTGGAGAAAGGATAATTTTACCATCTTTCAAATCAAAGAAAGATCGATTAATGATGTACTCTCCTTTATTCAGCACGCCCCCAATTCTTGCAGCCTTTTCCTCTATGAGTTCTTTGTAATCAGCCTCATTTTCTTTGTCGAACATTTCCTGAAAGGTTTTCTGCATAACTTTAGGCATATCCCCGAAATTGTCAGATACATTCTTTGAGGCAATTAACGCCCTCAAATCTTCTCCTTTAATGAGGCGTTTTATCAGAGTTATGGTTGGCTCAACATTCAGCTTTTTAAGCCCGTCTGCCAATTCTTGCATCATCTTTGCAAGCCATTGGTAACGCTTTATTGTGCCGTCATACTCAACAGGATCTTTATAGACCAGTATTCTTTCTTCCATAAGCATAAATTATTTGGCACTTAGTTTTTCTACAAGTTCTTCTGCATACTCATCATCCGCATCATCTTCTGGCAGCTTTTTAGCTTCCTCCAGTTGCTTTTTGAGTTCCTCTATCTCTTTATCCTTTGCGGCTATAACATTCTGCATATCCGCTTCCAACTTTTTCAGTCTTTCTTCTGCGTCCATAATTTTTGTTTTTAAAGTGTTGTTGTAAATTCTCCCTCTCTATTGTCTGATCCAGCCATTTCAAAACTTAGTTTAGGAGTTTTGTTTTTATTATTCCATTCGCTGTGTTCCCATTTCCGTATTGCTGCTTTCCAATCTTTCATTTTATTTCTACCAACCATCCAGCCATTTGATTCATAGTAATCATAAAAAGATTGAGCATTTACAGAATATGAGTTCTCAGAAATGTATTTTTCTATTTCATCTATACTTGGTTTAGTGAAACGCTTCGTTTCACTCTTTGTATGTGCTTTTATTTCTACATTAACATTACAATTATCATTATTATTTACATTGTCATTTACATTATTATTAGGGGTTGATTTTTCAACGGCTAAGGGGTTTACTTGGGGTTGTTTTGGGGTTGTTTTGCCCTTGTATGCGTTTTTATTTCCTTTGGGCGCACCACCTTTCACACCAAACTCTGCACCTTTGCATCCATTGTAGAACCGTTTCCAGTTTGCATCAAGTTGCGGTTTTATAAGCACCCAGACAACTTTTGCAACTCCAGATAGTTCAGGCTCAATTCTATCTAAAGCATAATTGGCTATGGCTTTGTATATGACTAATTGATCCTCTTTACTACAGCCGTCTATTGCTTCTTGGAAGCTCCTGTAGAATATGAATGAATCCCTAATGCCCTTATCTCCTGTAGCTGTTTCCATTGAAATACAACTTATCAAACATTTCTTCAATTCTATCAGCGATACGGATGCCGTAACGCTCCTTAATTTCCTTGTCATTGAGATTTGATGTGGCAATGGTAAATAATTGCTTATCGTACCGATTGTATAGAGTTTCCGTTAATGGAGATATTTCATTTCCCCAACTTTTAATAGTTGGTGGCTCTGTCCCTAAATCATCTATAATCAACTTTGAGCATTCTTTTATCTTGCAGAACTGTTGATTTTCATCTATTGCTATTTTAGCAAGCTCAAGTGCTGTAATAATCGTAGGCGCATTTTCTTTTGCGTCAAATCTATTGTTAGGATATAACATCTCTATTAGTTTGCATATAGCACGAGATAAGGTAGATTTGCCATTTCCAACTCCACCATAAAGCAATAATCCAACCTTGCAATCACAGCAAAGCCATTTTGCAGCCTTGTTCAAAAGTGATTTGATCTGCTCATCTTCCCTAAATTGCTTTCTTCTAATTTCAACCTCTTTCTGATAGCAAATCTTCAAAAACTCTCTGATTGTTGCCTCATCATAATCTGTAATCTTAAATCTATTGAATGTACTATATTGGGAATTTATAGCATTCATAAAGCCATTGATACACTTTTGATCCATATCAATATCTTGTTAAGTTGATAGCCATTTGCCTAATTTTGTAGATTTCTGCGCTTAGTTCACCTTTTACCATCGCATTATACAAGGCTCTCTGTTGGTGCTTATATCCTCTTGCTATGAATATCTCCATCAGATTGTAATCCGCTGAGAACACAAAGAGGATAGCGTCCTGTGTGCCTTTTACATCACCAAAACCAAACAGCGGTTTATTAATGTTCGGAATAAATACGCTGCTTATGTTTTTAGTGCTTGTAATGGCTCTCTCTGCCTTTTGTCTGGCTCTGTTTGAGAATGAATCCGGGATTCCATTGTAGTAGCAATAGAAACGCTTCACCTTGCTTCTTGCCGCCATTTCTTCAAACTTTGGATATTCACCAGTTGAGGCGATGCAGTCAAATCGGGGTGTCTTGTTCTGGGCGTATTCCTGTAAGCGCACCAGCCTATAGTAATCCGTCAGTATCATTGTGCGCCTCCTTTCTGCTTTCCTGTCACTACGTATGCAATCGCATTGCGTTCTGTTTCCTGTTGTGTAGGAACTCTATTTTGCTTCATCCATGCCTCTAATTCTGCACGGTCAAAGTAAACAATTCTACCCTTTTTATAGTAAGGTATCTGACGTTTACAAGTCATACTGTACAAAGTTGCTTTTCTCAACCCCGTTAATAAAGAGGCATCTTCCATTGTCAGCACATTTTTTGCACCTAATAAGGAATAAGCCAGAATCTTATCTAATTTCTCTTCCATTGTCGATCATTTTGTGACTTTGGAACTATGTACACTTGCCCCGCTGTCTGTTTAACATGGTGCAAATCTATCGTGTTATTATAAGAAGAAAGGGTTACAGTAACCAACCGTAACCCTTTCTGTTATGTAATGTTATCTAATCTATAAATCTACGCTCGTAAAATCTCCTTTAATTCATCTATTTCATCTGGTTTATCTTTCCAATTATTCCTTATTTTAGAGAGGAAAGATTTCATAGAATCTGTATTTGGTGTTCTTCCCTTTACTCTAAAAACTTTTTGTGTTATCTCCCAAAAATAACGATCTGTGTCACCAAATAAGGCATCTATGAGATACGCTAATTCTTGTTGCTTCCTCATCCAATTTATAGGTGTGAACGTTTCTACATTACCTTTTCCACAAATGTACAACCATGTAGATACATCAGTGTTCGCATCAATGTACTTGTTATCTTTTAACTTGCTAAATACAGATGTTAAGTACCCCTCATCACTACCTGTGTGAAACGTATTATTCTCAACAGATTTATAGACATTCCTTTGGTCTGTATCAGATTTTGAATGACTTGGCAAAGTATAGATATAATGTTGTGCCAATTCATAGCTACCAATGTAATAAGCAACATCAGTTATACTTCTGCACTTTGGCTTTATATATATACCACTCTTCTTTTGCAGTTCCAGCAAATCAATACCATAAGTAAGCAATAAGGCATCCAGTCTATCGGAAAATGACTTAGCACTTCTAAACCATCGCATAAAGCAATATTCTACAGTGCCTTTTTCATGCTCTTGCCAACATAAATCTATTAAGCGATCTTGTATGTGCTTGATTCTATCAATATCTTTTTGATAATATGCGCACGCTTCTGATTCATTTGAGGCATTACATTCATTGATCTCTTTCTCCAACCGTTCAAGATTGGCTATCGGATAACAAAAGTTGATTGTGCTTTCAAATGGACAAAGCAAAGAGAATAAATAGCGTTCTCTATCAGCTTCACTTTTGCACTCATTCAGATTGGCTTCTATTTCCTCAATAATTCTGGAGATACGCCCACCATCTATGACACTAAAATCAAAAGATTCAGTTTCCCGTATGATCTGATCGGGCAATACCACATTATAAAAATGCTCCCATTTCTTATGTTCTCTTTCTTCCTCTGGAGAAAGTTGTGCCAACTCGTTTTCTTCTTCTGGCGTGTTCTGTGGCAAATATCCTAAATCATATTTGCGCTTTATCACCTCTACACATTTATAGGCAGTGCCGCCACGTTCAAAAGCCTTAAAGTATTCTCGTTCTATAGTCTTGTTCATTGTTACCCGCTTTCTTAAACATTCTATTTCAAACCCGTTTCAAAAACCTTTTCCCAGTCGGTGTTGTCACCATAGGGATTTGGAGATTTACCGGGTAAATAATCATTGATAAACTCTTCTTTCCACTTATTGTAGGCTTCTGTAAGGCTTTTGTTTGTGTCAGCCTTGCCAAGATACCCCAAGTGGAAGATACGCTCATATTCCCAAAAAGAAGCGGCTAAGGGGTGGAATGTGTCTTTTGTGTATGGATTCATTTGTTCGCCCTTATACCACCTGTAATTTGTATAATCTTCTGGTATGCCAGAAAAGCAATTATTTAATCCCATAGGATATGTTCCTTTTCATCTGGTTCTACATCTGTTGTATTGCATTGAGGGCATTTGATAATATCTTTATCTTCTTTAGGATCAATCTCTATTCCTTGCAGTCCTATTCCCTCATATTGTAGCCATTCATAGCCACACACCTTGCATTTCATTTTCTTAGCTTTGCCCATAGATCCATTATTTGAAGATTTCATTTACAAGGTTCACCGCCTCATCTTTTTTCTTATCAACTATCTTAGCATATATTTGGGTAGTTTTTACTTGTGTATGCCCTAATAGTTTGCTCGTAGTGTAAAGATCAGCCCCCAATGTAAGCATCATTGTGGCGAATGTATGCCGGGCGGTGTGAAATGTCACCGTCTTTGTTATTCCACAATTTTGCGCCCATGTTTTCAGCACTACATTTATGTAAGTAGGGTAAGGAAGATGAAAAACTTTATCCGTATCTTTTGCCTCTCCCCGTTCAGGCATCCACTTCAAAGCCTCATCGGACAAAGGCAAATAGAGTGTTTTTTGTGTTTTCTTCATCACTATTCTTGCCCTGTATTGTGTGCCATCTAAAATAATATCTCCCCAAGTCAAAGCCTGAATGTCGCCCAATCTTAACCCACAAAAGCAACTGAATAAATACGCTTGTTTGGTCGGTTCATTGATACATTTTTCTGCTATCAACTTTTTTACCTCCTCAACAGTCAGGTATTCCCGTGTGCTTTCTGGTATTTTGATTCGATCATCTGAATTTATTTTTGAAATTGGATTATAAGGAATGATCTCTTCCTTTACAGCAAGATTTAGGGCACAATTCAAGCACCTAAAATAACCTGCGGTTGTAACTTTAGCCATCGGTTTTCCATCTTTCCGTTTGGCATTATTCAGATAGTCTATAAAGCCGATGCAATAAGCCTTATCCACTTCTTTCATCGTAATATCTTCACCTTTATATTTAATGAGGTGCTTTATAGCCTTATCTATCTGGATATGAAAAGCGGCACTTTGCCCAGTCTTTAGCTTGTGCTCGCTGTAGTACCTCATCCAGTCCATTAGAAGCATCTTTGATCTGGTGGAATTTTTGCTAATTCCAGCTTCTCCATTGGTAAGTTCGATGATCTTTTGCGCTTTGATAGAGTTTGCAGCCTGTAGAGTATTAGCATTCCTCATCTTGGCTTCCTCATTTGTTTCCGGTATAAGGTAGAGTTTCAGAAACTCATAAGATCGTTTCCCATCCCTATAAGTGTCCAGATACAAACTTTTATTCCCGTTCGCAAGTTCCTTGAATCGTAATCTGATCGGCTCTTTAGCCTTGACAGCTTTCTTTTTCTTTGCCATAATGCTACTATTGAATGTTACCACTACAAAGGTAGGCATTTTTTGTTACCCAGCAAATACAAGTAACAAATAAGCAACAAAAATACACCAAATATCATCAAAACAAATACAAAAACAGATTCTTCAAAAGTGGCTTACACTGTCGTAAATAGCTGGTTGTAATTGCATTTGTTTATTGTTTGTTTTGATTTTGTTTTATTACTGTAGGTTATTGGCGATGCCTTCCGGAGTGAATGGCGGCCCGCCCCTTTTGGAGGGGAGAGCCGACGTGTCCCGTATAACTTGAAATTTGGCGATTTCTTCGGAAGGACACCTTTCTTATGATTCCCGATATTTCAATCTGCTTGTTTACGCTGTGGCAGTTTACGCTGTGACAAATTTAATAAATGGCATTGAAATTCCAAACGGATCCGGGGAAAACGGGTATGCTTTAGTCCGGTTTTAGGCCGGATTCCGCTCGGTACCTTAAAGTATTTTTGTAGTTTGAAAAAATAATGTTACCTTTGCACTCCAATTTTGGAACAGCATGTTCCGATAAGGTTTGATTAGTTTTGTTGGAATCACAGGAGAGGTGGTAGAGTGGTCGATTACGGCAGTCTTGAAAACTGTTGAGCTGAAAGGCTCCGGGGGTTCGAATCCCTCCCTCTCCGCAATACACATTGAGTGTCAAAGGCTTACGGAAAGTGTACACGAAAATGTACACGAAACGCCCTGAATTTTCACAATTCGGGGCGTTTTTGTGTCTAAAATGCCGTGTACATTCGTGTACACCCGTGTACATGAAAAAGCCCCGACACAAAGCCGGGGCGCATTGTTCCCCAATGCAACTTTGGGGCTTCGCAACAATGTGGTGCAAAGGTAGTGAAGATTTCACAGAATCTTTCTTATCCCTGCAAGAATCTTCTTTATCCAATTGATTATTGGCGTTCTTTTCAAGTAAAGCAAGACCGCAACGGCAATCAAAGATATGTAAAAGATGTATCGCCATCGGTACGGGTCGGGGGTTGGTTCTTGGCTTTGCTGAACATTCGTTTCGTTTCTTCCTACATTGGCGGCACTTTCGGTTTCCTTGCTTTCGCTCGATTCCTCGCTTTCGCCTTTTTCTTCAACATCGGATTCAATGACCGTTTGTTTGATGGACTTAACCGCACCTTTGATGTTCCCGACATTATGCAAATCCGCATTTGCCGGATATGATTGCGGCATCGCCCTTGAAGATGTATCATCATGCTTGCCACTATCAACCGACACGACATTATTTATATTGTCGGGCATGGGTGGATAAAAATCTATCTCCGTAATGGTTATTTTACCATGTTGGGTTCGGGTCGTATCAACGAACTTGTCCGTCTTGGCATTCGCTTCTTTCGCTATTGCCGTACTATCAATTCGGACTTCCTGTTTGGTCTGCTGGACTTTCCTTGCAGTACCACAAGATGCAAGCAATACAAGCCCCAAGACCGGGGCAACAATCTTTTTCATGTCATATCGTTTTAATGTCATTTAATCGGTTAAGCCATCCTTTCAAAAACCTTTTGTTGGTGTACTTCATCAATTCGGATTCCGTTGCCTTTCGACCAATCTTCTTTTCATACTTCTTAATGCTCGATTCTGTTATGTCGTTGAAAAACTTAACACGGGCTTTGAAGATTGCATCAAAGAGTTGGTCAGGGTCGGCAAAGTTCACCGCCGATAAAGTCTTGTCGCCGACAATGCCATCATCAACGACCCCAAGTAATCTTTGAGGAATGACAATGCCGTGCTTTCCCGACCCCCATACCCAATCAACAAGGATGTTGGCGACCTTTTGCGATTGGATTTGGTCGGCTTTCCATCTATCCCAAAAATGGGGCTTCAACACCCGGTCACGGACATCATCAACCGAAAGCAATTTCAGGTCTTTAACGTCAATATCCCCGTCACCGTCCTTGTCATAACCCACATTGCGCCATGTGGCGATTGTCACACCTTTATTTGTTGCGCCCCCGGCATCCGCCGGGTCATTTACAAAACCGCCTTCCCATTTCAATATGAAAGGCAGTAACTTATTTACATCTGCCATAATTACATCTGTTAAACGGTTTCTTCCTTTTCTAAATCTCCATTGGAATTTTGCATATCTTCTTCCGTTATGATTGCATCAGGATGGTCTTTTGTATAGTTGCCACGCAACAAATTGACAAGACGACACTTGACACCATTGTTCAATCTTTGTAAACATTTATCATCCGGCTGCAAACAAACGTGCTTTTCTGCTTCTTTAAGTTGCAAGCGCAATTCATTATTTTCACGGATAAGGTCAAGACGTTCATTTTCAAGGCTATGTAATTTTTCATACAATTCATCGACCTTTTTTTTCAGGACATCGACTTCACCCTGCACGCGCTTGTAATCTTCAAGTAGGGCATTGCGCTGGACTTCAAAAGCATTCGCTTCTGCAATAGTCTTGTTGCTTTTTCTGTTTATAAGATATTTGACAGCTTCCCAACCTCCCAATGTTCCTATAATGGAACCGATTGTAACCAATATCTCGTTCATAACTATCAAGTAAATTGAAAACATTTACCAACTTTGACAATAGTAGTGTCAATTGGGTACAAACGAATTGGCGACAATCCCTTTTCCGCACGGCTTGCATTCATTGACGGCAAATTGGTTTCGGCTTTTTGAATAGCCCCAATAAGTATGTCAGACCCGGTAAAACAAGACCGTCTTTCCCCGGCGGGCGTGCCGTCAGGGTTCTTTGTGAAGAAATCACCGTCCTTGTCCGCCGCTTCATTGAAAGTGGCAAGGACAACTTGCATTTGCATTCTCAACCCGGATGAATTTTTGCCCGGAAACTTCGTTGGTTGGATAATGACCTTTTCAATCAGAATCCGGCGACCGAACAAATCTTCAATGTCGATACCCTTACCAATAACAACATCCGATTCAACACCAAGTTCACAAAACTTTGCCATTGTCTGTAAGTGTTTAATTAGACAAATCTTCTATCAAGACCGCATCCAAATCTTCCGTAAACTGCAAATACTCCTTGTATTCATCAACTGCACTTTCGTTCACGGCAACGCCAAGAACGTGTTTGTTGTAGGAATTAACAAGGTCAAATTCTGCCGTTTCGTCAATGACCGAACGGATAACGACCCGTTTAACATTCTCTTTTGTGGCTTTATTGTAGCCACGCACTTCATAGCACTTCCACCCGATTTGGGTTTCTTCTTCTTGCCCCTCTGGTATGCCCATTTCGGGTTCTATATTCAAGCGGTAAAGCCAAGAACCGTCATTGTCATACTCCAAAACGGCGGGTTTCCCGTGCGCCATATCATAGTGCGCATTAGGTTCTATTAAATCTAATTTCATACGGAAATGTTTTTGAAAGTTTGTTCATTAAATTGAGTGAATCACAATACTTGCACCATCCCCACCAACTGCATATTTGCTGCTTGTAATCTTCTTTGCTTGGAACAATCTTGCGCTTGTTCAATTTTGCCACCCGGCGGCAAAGTTTCTGCTTGATAGACTTTCGCAACAATGTATGCGTATGGTAAAAGACATATCCCAAAAAGTCAATTCCCCTTGAATCAACGGGAAAGACTTGGTAATTGCGTTTTACACGCAACTTTAACCCTTTCAGGTAAGCCCGGATTTCGTGTAACAATTCATGCAATACTTCTTTGTTGGGTGCAAGAATGACTATATCATCGGCATATCGCCAATAATACTTCACACGCTTGGTTTCTTTCAACCAATGGTCGAAATAAGCCAAGACAAGGTTTGCAAAATACTGACTTAAATAATTGCCTATCGGCACGCCCTTTTCATCATCGACCGAATCAATGATTTCATCAAGCAATGCCAATAAGCGATTATCTTTTATTTTCCGCCTGACAATGCCTTTCAAGACATCATGGTGGATTGACGGATAAAACTTCTTTATGTCAATTTTCAGGCAATAGCGTGTTCCGTCCGGGTCTTGCTTCAATGCTTGTTTGACATCCTTTGCGCACTTGTGGATTCCACGATTCTTGATACAAGAATATGTGTTCTTGTTGAAGATGGAAACCCATATCGGTTCAAGGACGTTCATAATGGCATGGTGCAAGATACGGTCGGGATAATACGGCAATCGGTAAATTAGCCTTTCTTTCGGTTCATATATGGTGAAAACGTGATATTTGGATGTTTTGAATGTGCCGTTTTTCAAACTTTCGTGCAAGGCAATGATATTGGCATCCCGGTTCTTATCGTGTATTTGCACACCATAAGAACGCAACTTGCCTTTCCTTGCCTTTTCATCGGCAAGACGCAAGTTTTCAATGCTTATTACCCGGTCAAACAAATTGCCAATCCGTTTCATTGTCCTTTAAGTTTGCTTGTATATTAGGATTCTTCGGGTTGCCCCTACCAAAACCGTTTTACCTAATTTGTTTTTTGCCGTTGGGGATTATTGCCCCAACTCATGCAACCCCGGTCGGGCTGCTTTTGTGGCAAGGTTTCCGATATGCAACTATATTTTTACAAGCATAGCTGAGAACCGATATTCGCATTCGTATTCGTAGCCGTATTATTCGTATTCGCATACACGAACCCTGCATTCGCACCATTATTCGCATTACCGCTGAACAAAACGCCACGACATCGGACAACCTTTGTTTTATTTTTCATCCAAATTCCAAAATCATATTTGCCACTCGATTTGACGATTTAAGCCGCTTCGATTTGCGGATAAAAGCAAAGCCGAGAACCGACAGCCGCAGACGTATACGTAGCCGTAACATTCGCAGACGCAAACACGAACCCCGCAATCGCACCAACATTCGCAAGACCGCCGAACAAAACGCCACGTTCCGAAACTCCACTTGCCGGAATGTTGGTATAGAAGTAATCACAAAAATATGTGGTCGAACCCGCACCGACTTCAAGCGGCATGATTTCGCCATCTTCACCAAGAATCATCTTCTTCACATACCCCTCTTTTCTTGGCAAGTTGCCACGCAATTCATAGTTGGTTGTGCCGGAACTTGTGAATGCCGCCGGGTCGTCACAAACGTAAAATTCAGAAAGTCCGCCATCGGCTTCACTCTGAATAAGACATTTGCAACCATCCGTCCACTTCCATATATGCCCAAACGGGTTTTCTACACCACGGTAAGACGGCACTTGCACAACCGTGCGTGTCACGGGCGTGAAATAGGTTGTGTTTGTCAATGCCGTTCCTGCCGCTGCATTTGCTTTGCAAGTGTATAGCAAATCACCTTGTGAAACATATTGTCCGGCGGTGTATGCGGTTGCCGCATTATATTCACCCTTATAGTTGGCTTCACCACTTGCATCATATTCAAACGGCATGGTAAATTCAACATACCCGGTCTTGTTGCCAAGGTTGTTTGTTGTACCACAAGGCACGAACGGATAATTGCCATTAAAGTTTGCCCATTTCGTCCAATCAAGATTAGTCACGCCCGAACCCAAACCGCCTTGGTGATAGCCATCTTCCGTCAATTCGGCATTGAACGCTTCTTGCGAATTGAATGTGCAATACTCAACGGCAAAAAGCCACCACAATTTTTTGTGTGTTTGGTATAAGTTGCAATTCCATTCGGTCGTTCCACGCTTCCTTGCGTATGTGCGGAAATTGGTCAAAGATATAACCGTTGCGGGCATTCCAAGCTGTGAACGATATGTGCCGTCACGGTTTGCATCATTGTTGCCACCCCTGTAATCCACATCTTTGTTCACAACCGCACACAATGTTTGTGTTGAACGCTGAACGGTCGCTTCCACCGCCGAAACATAGTCTTTGCGCCAAAGTTTGAAGCCCGGCAAAGGTTCGGTGGACTGCAAATGTCGGCTTTTGTCGCCGTCCGTTTCAAAGCGGACATACATATCGGGCAATTCATCCATGTATTGCCCATCCGCCCCGGTAAGGTTTGCCGCCGCCCCGGTGTCACGTTTCGTTGAATCATTGGCGTGAAGATAATAATTTACTTCGCCGTTGTCTTTCAAGATACAACGCCGGATAAGGCTTTGCAACGGCAAGGATTGGTGAAGTTCCATCTTGCCAATTCTTGTCGGGTGTGGATTTGACACCGTGGCATCCCATTCAATGCCGTAATAATAATCATAAGCGAATGTCGGCTTTGTGCTGCCGACCCCAATAATCAAGCCCATATCAATAGCCCCATTTTAAGTTAGTACCTGACAATGAAGTTTGTTTCACCGTCTTTATTATTTCGGGATTCCACCCACAATCAAACTGTGTTTCGATAAAATCCCCATCATCCATTCCGGCAAGCTGCACCGATAATTTCACGGGTTGCGTGCCGTCATTTTTGATGTTGAAGCATTGACCATCCGGCAAGCTGAAATCAGCATTGTTAAGATTGTCGATTGCTCCCATCTTTCCGATTTGTGCGGACACCGTTTCGCCGCTCCTTGTTTCACTCATAATCAAAAAGTTTTGTTTGCAAATTTAACTTCTTATTGTTTTACTATAAAACATTGTGGATAACACAAGCACAACTTCTTACCCGGTAAAGTCTGTTGTGTTCACAATCATAAATGAAAATGCCGAATCATTGGCACTCGAATCGTCACCCGTATAAACGTCAAAATAAGACGCATTCTTGGCATAAACGCCCGCATATCTGCCGACCGAACCTTGGCTTGTCGCATCACAAGTAAGGAATACCAAGTAATTGTTCACGCTTGAAAAGCCCGGATTTATCCGAATCCTGTAATGCCCTGTGCCAACCCTCGAAGTCGTGACCGTTGCCGTGTCATAGCGGTGCAACTTAATCAATCCGCCCGATTGATTGACCATCCCCATATAAGACACCTTAAATGGCAATCCACGCATATTGTTTGCCTTTGTGTAAAAACGGCGCAAAATAATCCACCCATAAAATTTGGAATCATCCCCAAGTCCTATCATTTCGACCGCTTCATAAGGCAAAATTGTTAATGTGTTGTACGTTCTGCCATTCTCATAAAAATACTTTCCGCTTGGTGCTCTATTGCTTACGATTTGCCCAACGGGTGTTTGCCCATTGAAGTAATCATTCATAATGATTGCACGGAAACCGCTATATTCCATAGTGAACGGTATTTGGAATGCCGTATTCCAACCGCTGCTTGTTCCCGTAATGACAACATTATTGTTGTTTTGCAATCCCAATGTGGACACTATTATGCCGCCGCCGGCTGACCCGCCAAGTTTGAAATAACCGTTCTTGAAAGCATTGGCAATGCTTCCGTTGATAACCACGTTATCCAAATCGGCGTTGTTTATTGTGCCTTTGTTAATGTATGCTTCACCTTTGACGGTCGCTTTTTCCATCACAACCGACCCATCTTGCATAACCCGATACGGGGCATAAGACCGATTTTCAAATGATGTTCCAGCCCAAAAGCGCACGGAACTTGCCGCCGTTCCTTGCCCTGTCATACCCGCAAGAATCGTTGATGTGCTTCCGGCGACTTGAATTGTGCCGGACGTTACCAAACCGCCATCAATGACCGTTTTTGTATTGTCATAAGATACCGCCTTGACCCAATCCGTTGCAATGTAAGAACCGCTTGTTCGCTTGACTGCACACCGCTTCAAATCCGTTCCATTGACCCACAAATCACCAATATCATAAGGTGGATAAGGGGTTGAAACGAACACACGCCGTTTGCCGTCTGCCGTGTCTTGGGCTTTGCTTGCCGTATTGTAGGCATCAATGGCGGTCTTATCGACAATATCCACCCAAGTATAAGAACTTGAATATCGCTTCAATTTCTGTGTACTTGAATTGTACCACATATCCCCAACGTGCTTTGCCCTGACTGCCACCGCCCATCCATTTGCCGGGTCGGTTGTCTGAAACCACGTTTCAATCTTGCCGTCTATCTGTGTGGTCAGGTCTGCAATATCATCCGAATATGTGCCATTGATAAAGTTGTTCAATGCCGTGTTATCGGTGTATTTGCTTGCCTTTTGCCAATCACTTGACGAATAATTGCCGGACAACCTTGTTCTAATGCAACGCATAATATCCCCGGTTGTGCCTTGAACCCACAAATCGCCGACTTCATAAGGGGTGTAAGGTGTTGCCGTAAATATGCGGTTCTTTTCCTTTGCAAGCGAAAGCGCATCATTTGCAAGTGCAATCGCCTGTGCCACTTCCGCATCCGACAATTCCGACCACTTGTAAACGCCATTTTCCTTGACAAAACGGAATACCGCCCCCGTTGCGGTATTATAGAACAAGTCACCCAAATGATTGTCTTTCAATTGGGTTGTAGTCCACTCGCTTGCCGGGGCATTGTTCAATGTCGGGTCGTATGTTTCAAAGAATTGTTCAATCTGTCCGTCAAGCTGTGCTTGTATTTCGGCAAGCAACCCCGGCAAGGTGTTGTTGATGAAATTCTTGCTTTCAAGGGCTTCATTTCCCAATTCTTCAAGCGTCTTTTCCTGACCGTTTGAAGTGAACACAATGCGACCGCCGATTTCGGAATTATCCAAGTCAAAATATGTCGTGCCATCCGCCGATTCAATGCGCCCGGTCTTAATGAAGCGACCGTTTATCATTGAAAAACCATAAGTCAAGGACAATGAACGAACTTTCAATTCCGGGTCAATGCTCGAAATTGTACCAACAAGGAAATGATAATAACTTGCATCTTGTTCAACCTTGATTTGTGAGGTCGAAAATATGAATGTTCCGGCATCACCATTCTTGGCGCATTTTGCATATAGAAAATATGCTTGGTTGTTTGCTAATGTAACCGTGCCATCCGCCATAACCCAAGACACCGCCGTTTCTTCGTTGATGGTGCAATGGGTCAAGACACCGCCTTGCCATTTCACGACATTGGAATTGCCGCCATAATTCGGTTGAAACACCGTGTTCGTCAATCCGAATTGCATTGATTTTGCCCCGACTGACAATGCCAGCGTATCAATAGACAAAGGCTTTATCTTGTCGCTGTAATAATCGCCGTCAGGGTCAAACACCATGTTCAACAATTCGCGGCTTGTGCGCCAATTCGCCCTTGCCCTTGCCGGGTCTTTAAGGTTGTTGATGGTGATAACCTTGTCAATGTCTATAAGGTCGGAAATGACACGGTTTGTCACCGTTGTTTTCACGGTGTCCGATATTGTAAGGGTGTATTCGTAAGGGTCAAGGATATTCCTTTCAAGTGATTGTATGCGCACGGATTTATCCACGTCAATGTCATTATCCACAATATGCAGATAATCGCCCGGTTGGAATACGTTTGTCACCGTTTCATCACTTCCGACAAGGCTTTGCAACCATGCTTTTGTGACACTCAACCCATATTGCACCTTTGGTTGGCAATTTTGGTCATAATACTTGTTGCCCGTTTCTTCCAATTCTTCTTCCGCCGCTTGCTCAATGCTTGGCGGATAGGCAATATCAAGTATCTTGTATTCGTCACCCACTCCGATTTGGAAAGCCAATGATGTTTCGGACGGAAAGACATTGCCCCGGTCGTCTGTTTGCTTTACCAACGTAAATGTATGTGTCGCATGGTCATAACTGTGAATTTCAAATTCATATCCTGCAAGATTGCCCGTGTTGAAGTGTACTTTTGCGGCAACGCCATCAATAAGATACTTTGTTGTCACCCCGTCCGCTTCCTTTTCATTGAGGTTGAAAGGAAAGTCCGAATCAATGAATTGCAGCACGTTGCCGGACACAATGGATTCCACCGTACCCGTAAAGGACGGCTTTATATCATCAAAATTCTTGCGCCCCTCGAAAATACCGTATTTCGCCACCATTTCGGCTTTCTCGATATAGGATTGCCCCTTGGTCTTACCCGGCAAGCAAAGGCGGTCGGCACGGTATTTTGAAGTAATGTTTTCCGTTGAACCATACACTTTCAACCTTGTGACAATGTTTGCAGACGATACATTTTCCCTTGTCAGCTCATACAAACCACGCCCCCTGCCATATTGGAATGTATATGGCAAGGTCTGACCGACTTTTTCATAAAGGTTGATTGTATAGACCCCATTTGATTGCTCAATCTCAAATTCAACATTGAAATTGGATTCACCGCAAAGATTTTGCAACACGGACAAGCAATTGTCCGATTCTCCAAATGTCAATGTCTTGTCGCCTGCCGTTTCGGGGCATACGCCAAGCACCCATTTACCCGGAAAGACACGGTTTGCGTTTGCAACAAGGACGGTCATAAAACGGTGCAAGTCGCCCGTAAGGGTGTCGCCCTGCACATCCTGCAATTCATTTGTGGTCGTGTCAATGGTCACATCGTATGTCACCCGGAAAAGGTCATATTGTATGCCCTCAAATTCCAAGTCATATTGAAATTCGTGCATACCTGTTTTCTTGACCTTTGGCAATCGGTTCAATTTGTAGTCACGCCCGAATATGGTTATCTTATCGCCAATGCCGTATGTTTGCGGAAATGGCGACACAACGGTTATGGAAACGGTATCTTCCGCATTCAATGCCCAATTCTGCTTTGCGGATGAAATGTCGGTTGCCGTGCGCCTGTTGGCTATCGGCACACGGCTTCCATTTGCTTTCGTTATAAATATGTTGGTTAAATTTTTTCCCATACGACAATGGCATTTGTTTCAAACAATGATATTTCATCAATGCAGCCGGTTATTACCGGGAAATAGTCACCATTCACGGCATAGTCATGGGTTATTTCCACTTCATCGCCGCAAATGTCATAATCGACACTTCCATCACCCCAATAGATGTTCACATATTTGTTTGAGGTCAATTTGACGGTGCAAGTCTTTGTTGATTCACCCACCCGGATATGCTTCAATACACGCTTCACGGGTTCAGGCTCAACCAACTTCAATTTGAACGTGCCAACCATCAATTCATCATTCCATTCTTTTGTGATTTCGATTGCGTCTTTGCAATACACTTCATAAATCAATGGCTTTACCGGGTGAATGTCAATTGTAAGGCGGTTTGTTCCTGTCTTGTCAAGCTGTTGTTGGAAAGAAGATACCTTTCGGATAAAATCCATCTTTGAATCTGCCTTGACAAAGCATGACAATGTTATATCACGTGGTTCATAGAACTTGTGCATCAAATCAACACTTTCACCGTGATAATTATCCCAAGACAAAGAAGCCGGGGTCTTTAATTTCGGGCGGTTCAACACGCCGTCCGACCCGGACACATATACGCCATATTCTTTGAAATTTACGCCGTCAAGCAAATACCCTTGTTGCTTACTGCTTGACATTTCATTGATAAGTTCGGCTTGTGTCAAGGCAAGGTTGTAAAACTTCACATCATCCAACAAACCAAAGCCCCATGAACCGCCGTAATAGTCTTGATTCAAGGACACGCCAAGCAATGTGCCGGAATTGTTCACGGTCTTGACAAGTGAGGAATTGACGTAAAAATTGAACACGCCCGACTTTTTTGTCAAAGCAAGCGAAAACCACGAACCGGGTTTGGCTTCAATGGGTACTTCAACATAGTTTTTCAGCCCGGAAAAGTTAAGTACCCATATCAACTTTTGAGGTGAACCCAATTCGGCTTCACGGTTTTGAACCCACATCATCATCGTAAAGTCGATTGTCATGTTAGGGAACACCGCTTTTGACACCTCGCAAGTGTCTGACCCGGCAAAAGAAATTGCATTGCCGTTTTTACCTGTGACGAAATGCGCCCCATTGACCGCCCCATCCGCACGGTTTTGGCTATAATCATACGCCACCAAAGAACCGTCACTTTCATCAAATGGCATTTGAAGAATTATGTTGTTCGCATCCATATCAATAAGTTTTTTTCTGTTTCTCTATGACTTTTATAGTTGCATCATCCATTGCATATTTGATTACCTGACCATTGCCGACATAATGATTTACGCACACTTTCGCCCGGTCGCTTGCGCAAACATTGACAACGGCATCATCAAATACATCAATGACCACAAAGGCATTGTCTTTTGCAATGACATTCAATTTGGCATTGTGCTTGGCGTATATCTCGCACACGTTGAACCCGGTTATTTCGATACGCCCACAAGTCGCCCCAAGACACACGCATTTGGGCTTATTTTCGATTTTTATATCATCGTCAAGGAAAACCCCGTATTGTTCCATTTTGCCCTTGAAATGCGTTCTAATGAAGCCGTTGTCGGGGTAATCATTGGCAAGGCAAAAATCAATGCCTTTCAAATACATTTGCGCCATCGCATTTATATTGTCACCGTTCAATGACTTCAATTCATTGTACCACGGTTTGCAAATGCCTTTTTTCTTTGCTTGCCTTGCAAGTTCTTTCGCTAAATCCATATCGTTTTGTTTTATAGTGAAACATATTCGATTATGACAAACCTTGCGACCTCAAAGAATCACCACTTGGGCGTTGCAATTCTCTGACCGCCGAAAGAATATCTTGAAGCAACCGATTGTAAGCCGTATTGTTCGCAATGGTGTTCAAGGCTTGCAGCGATTGCCGCAAGACTTGTGTTGCTTCCATTTGGTTTATTCGGATTGCGTTCATTTGCCCGGCGATAATGTCGGCGGTTTCTTCTGTTACGCCTTTTACCGCACCTGTCAATGAATCTTCCGAATCATCGTCAATCTCCAAGTCTTTGAACAAATCCTTGTAAACATCCAATGCTTGATTGTAGTTGTTCGCCGCCGCTTGAACTTTGGCTTTGAAATCTGCAATCTCGGCATCCGTCAGACCATCAAAAATGAAGTTGTCACCCGACCAATACCCCATATCGGTGTAAAGGCTATCCAATGCGCTTTGCAATTGGTTTTCAAGAAACTTCTTTTTCAATTGGTTTACAATGGCATTTTTCAAAACATCATTGACCGTTTCTTCAAAGGCTTCCGCCGCATCTTCTCCCTTTGAAAAGGCATCAACAAGGGCATCACCAAGTTCATCGGCGAAATCCTTTCCGGTCGTCTGCAATATATCTTCTGCAATCTCATCATAGGCATCTTGTATTTGTCTGTCTATGTCCTTTTGTTGCTCGATATAGTCCTTGACTTTGGAATCATCGGCTTTCTTCTTTTCCTGCTCCAACCGCTGCATTTCCTGAATCTCCCTTTTCTGTTGTTCAAGGTTTTCAATGGACTTTTGCTGCAACCGGTAGTAATCATTGCCCAATGCCCTGTCAATTTCCCAAGACAATTGCGTGTAGACATTCGCCAAGTCATCGACCGCGCCTTGATGCTTTTCAATCTGCTTTTCAATCTGCTTGTCTTTGAGCATGAAAAGGGAATATATTGCTTGAACGGCTACCAATGCGGCTTGTATAATGGCAAGTATCACACTTGACTTTTCCGCCGTCTTTACCGCCGTTGCAACGCCGATAGCCGCCATTGTCACGGAAGTAAGCGATGACAATGCGGTTGAGCCGACATCGCCGATAACTTCTTTCAACGGCTCGCATTGGTTGATGGCATCGGTTACGAATGCAAAACTTTCTTCCGTTGATTTCGCAAGTTTCGTCCAATTGGTCTTGATGTCATCGGCGGAATCCTCCGAATCGCTGCTTGCGCTCTTGAACACGGCTTTAATCGCCTGTCCCATCTGTTTGAACGGATTATCCTGAATTAGGATGTCTTTTGCACTGTTAAGTTGGTTGCGGATTTCCGCCAAGTCCGCCGGGTCAAACGAAACGGAAAGGTCGTCAAATTTTTCCTCAATCTGATTGACCAATGTTTCAATCTGGCTTGCGGTCATTTCGTCAAGATTCCCGAACAATTTGCCCCAGATGTCGGAATTTGTCAATTCATTGGAAGCCAAGGAAGAAATCGCCCTTGCCTGTGCTTCATCCAAAGCCCTGACCATTTCTTCATTGCCCATTGCCTGTGCCGCCTTTCTCTTTGCGTCATACTCGTCAATGATTGCTTGCTTCCTTTCCTCGAATGTGCCATACTCGGCAAGCATGGCATCGTAATCAATGCCGCCGATATTCCGGACATCCCTGTTATATTGGTCTGTCCTGTTCTGGATGGCGTTGTCTATTTCGGTTCGCTGCTCATCCGTTGTCGCATTCTCCCTTTCTCGCATCATCAGGGCGACATCATCGTTGAACTGTTGTTCAAGGCGGCGTTTCTGCTCGACATAGGAAGCATATTCGGCAAGCAATGCTTCCGTCTCCTGCCTTGCCTGTTCCTGAACACTGCTTTCGGCTTCATCAAGTGATTCTGCTTTGGCATTGTCAAGTTCCGTCCCGTCCCCGGACAGCTCCTTGCGTTTCTGCTCTATGACATTGAGCATATCAAGGACGGTTCGTGCATTGGACAACTGTGCGTTCAACTCATTGTTGAATGCTTCCAACACCGTTGCCCTTGTTTCCTCCGCGATGGAATCATTGAGTTGCCGCAACTGTTGGTTTTGCTCCTTTGTCCGGCTTGCCACATCAACCGCCAAAATTTGGTCTCTCTGATTCTTCAGGTAGTCAATGTATGTCGCACCCTCCGCAAGTAATCCGGCGAACTCCTGATTGGCTGAACGGACAAGGACTTCATCGCCCGAATTGACCCATTTCTGGAATCGCTGATATTCGGCTTTATACCTGTCCAACTTCTCGATAAAAGGGTCTTTGCCCTTTGCGGAATCATTCCCGGTCGCCGACTTGTTACCGGTTATCGCATCGGCTTGCTTCTGCAACCTCTCTATCTCTTTCAATGCGGTTTCATAATCCGCATTGTTGGAAAGGTTCTTTAATGCCGCCTGTTTGCTCTGGATAGCCTGTTCAATCGCGCCCAATGTTCCATCTTCGTAAGTGTTAGCGGCATCAATACCGGCTTGGTTGAGCAAGTTCCATCCGTTTGATTCGGCGGTTGCAGCATCGGTAAATCCCTGCGTTATTTCTGCCCTCAATTCGTCAAGTTCTTTCTTCTTTTCCTCCTTTGCCTTGTTGTCCACCTCGACATAATAGCCGGTGCCGAAAGAACTTGTCTGGACATATTGCATCTTCTTGTCCGGCATCGCATTGTATTCCTGTTCCTCCTGCATCAAGGTTTTCACTTTCTCCTGTGCCTGCTGGACAAGAATCATCGCTTTCGCCTTTTCTATCTGGGCATTGATGAAGTTCTGCTTGTTTGCAACAAGTAGATTTTCCGCATCAGTAACGCCGACAATGGACACGCCCAAGGCATCGAATGCCGCCTTGTTCTGTTCAATGAACTTTGTTTTGGCATCCAAGTCGTCACCAAGGGCATTCCACTTCAAGGACAATTCTTCAACCGATGCAATGGGCTTGTAGGCATTTTCCGCGATTGATTTGTAAAATTCTTCAGCCGCTTTCTTTCCCTCTCTTGCCTTGCCGACAAAATGGGAAATAACGGCTATCAATGCCGACAATGCGGCTGCAATCCATCCAAACACCGGGATTGACTTAATAGCCGCCCCGACCATACGGAAAGCCCCGGCAAGACCTATATTTGCAGCCGTACCAGCGACCGCCGCTGTGGTTTGCGCCCCGGTTGCGACCGTGTTTGCTCCTTGGGCAACCGTGTTCCCGGTTTGTGCCGCCGTATTTGCTTTTTGTGCGGCTGTATTGGCGGCTGTTGCCGCCGTGTCCGCAATGGTTGCGGTGGTATCTGCAACGGTCGCCGCTGTTGATGCAACTTGTTCACCCCTGCCGACCGCCAATAATTTGTTCCACCATTCTTTCAATCCGTTGATGGTTACAAGTTGGAACGCTTCATCTTTATCAAGGGCAAGTTGCACTTCTTTAAGTCCGATTGTGACCGCCATTAAGGACTGCACTTTAAGCATTATCTTTTGCAGATTCTCGTTTTCACCGCTAAACAAGGCAACCGCACCTTGTGCCGCCGAAAATGCGCCTGAAACGCCCGAAAGCCCCGACAACAAGCCATCCCACATCCTTTCACCTCGCTTCAACATATTTTGTTGGGTGGTGACGGCATCCATCGCTTCCGACAATTCGCCCATTTGTGCTTGAAGTTGCTTGTATCTTTCGGAACTTGTGTCGCCCGCAAGTTCCAATTGCATCAATTCTTCACGCACTTCACGCAAGCGGGTACGGAAAGACACGTGGGATTGTGCCGCATTTTCGGCTTCCTGTGCCGCCTTTTCAATCTTTTGCGCTTCATCTTCCAATGCGTTTGATTGGTTGCGCAACTCATTCAAAAGCTGCTTGCGAACCGTCACTTCACCTTTGATTGCATCCGCACGGTCTTGTAAGGCACGGTAATCATCATCACGCCCGGACATGAAAGCATCGCTTGCCGCATGACTAACACGGTCATATTCGGCACTCAACTTTGCAATCGCTTGTTCGTGTTCCTCACACGCCGCACCAATTTGCCCAAGTGTCACACGTATTTGGTCAAGGCTTGAAGCCGCACCGCTCGTTGTCCTTTGCAAATTGTTCAATTCGTTCATCAAATCGACAAGACCTTGCTTTTCGGCATCCAATTCCTGTTTTACCGAATTGGCTTGTTCGATAAGTTGATTTTGTGCATCGCCCGGTTCAATTGCGTTTATTTTGGCGGTCAGGTCATTGTATGAATTTTCCAAATCCTGAATCACCTTGCGTTGAATCTCGATACACTCGACCATTTCTTGTGTGGTCTTATCCATCACATCGCCACTTCCGGCAACGGCATCCGAAAAGCCTTGCACACGCCGCAATGTTTCGTCAATAGCCGCATTAAGCTGACCATTGTCTAAAATGGATTTGAAAGATAATGACCCACCGTCTATTTCTGCCATATTACATCATGCTGTTAATGTAGTTCATAATTTGTTCGCTGTTGTCCTCTGACAATTGAATTTCCGTTTCCTTGCCATCATCCAAATCATAGCCCGGTGCATCAATCATCATCCTTTGAACAACCGACCACGGAATGCCGTGTAACAAGTAGTCGTAAGTCCATCCGAAATGCTCACATATTGCACCCCGGCGACCGTGTGGACTGTTTAACCCTCGTTGTTTTCCTCTATCCGAATCGGCATCGTGGTTCTTTCTGTTGAAATCAATCGAATAGAGTTCATAAAATCCCCAAGATTGCCCATCGTATTGACAAGTACATATAACTTGTATAGGATTGACGGTTTGATTTTACGGGCGAACAAAGAAGTCAATTCATCAAGTTTCTTCGTGTCCTCAATCCATCTTATACCACCCTTGCCGGGTTTTGCAACCAACCTATCTTCGCCAAGCACCGCAATGGCAATTATTCTTGCGCACCGCAAAGAATGCTTGTGGGCAAGTGTCCTTGCCATCTTCATGCTGTCCGTGTCCGCCGACTTCATTTCATTTTCATCAATGGCTATTTCCACCAATTCGGATGTTATGCGGTCAAGGGTGGCAAGGGTCATTTCCTCAATTCTGAAAGTGCGTGTTACTTCTTTGGGCTTGTATCGCTTTATCAGACCGAAAAACCTTTTCTCCACCTCAAATTCGGTATCTTTCACCTCGAATGTCACGCCCTTGTTGATAAGGGTGTTCAACTCGTTGCGTTCTTGTTCAAGTTGTTTCTTTTCGTCATTCATAATCTCTGAAAGTAAGAAGCCCCCGTAAGTTGTCACACTCCGGGGGCTTCGGGTTTTTGTATTAAACAATCAATGCACCCCGAATTACTCCGTGGCTTTCTTCGGCACGCCGCGAATGGCTTTTCCGGCTGTAACCGCCATCGGGGTAACGGTGAAGTCCACAAGGAAAATTCCTGCCGCCGACATATCCGCATTTATGACCGCTTCAATGTCACCGTTGGGAATCTCAAAGTCCAACCCCTGTTCAGATTCAACGAAAATTGCCTTGTTTGCGACAACTTCATTGCCATCATAACCCCACTTGGGATTGGACGAATCGCCCACATTCGCACCACCGACATAATCAATCAAATCTTGCACGTTGGCATCCATGATTGAGAATGTCAGGGTCGGGATTTTGCGTGACTTCTTGCGTACTTCCGGGGCTGCCATGCCTTCCTCGAAATGTTCCGTCACGTCCGCCGTTGCCTGTGCAATCTTACAAGTGTTCTTGTAAGTCTTGCCGATTTTGTTTAACTCGGACGGCATTGTTCCATTGGGTGCTGCCGTTCCAACCTTGATTTGGCAAAGACCAAGGGTTATCAAAGATGTTCTTTCTGCCATAACTTTTAATCAATTTGAATGTTCCAATCAATGCGAATGTTAGCAAAGTGTTGTTTGGTGTTCGGCTCATACATGATTGACATTGTGCCGGGTCGCATCTTCAACCCTTTGATGTTCGCACTTCTCACAATCGCCAAGACTTCATCCGTCAAGGCTTTCAAACGTGTGCCGTTTTCTGAAACCTGCATTTTCCCTTTTATCTTCTTGGGGGTGTCCGGCGTATAGATGTTGATGTTTGACGTGCCAATTTGCGGCAAGCTGTCTTGCCCCAAATCAACGGTGTTCACGACAATATCTTCATCAACTGAATTTTCCGGGCGTTCATCACGCACATAGCAACCACCCTTAATGGATGTTTTGCCATTGAGCAATGAAAACAAGATTCCGTCCGTGTCAAATGTAGATTTCATTATTCGGCTGCACGTTTAATGTTCGTAATCAGTTTTTCAAGCATTCGGGGCAATTCCCGCTCTGCAAGATGTTCGGCACTTGATAGGACATTGTAACCCTTTGCTTCCACGTAAGCGGCATAATTCATTCCGGCGACCACAACAAGGGCAACACCCTTTGTTTCCTTTCCGACCTTTTCGGCGATTGTCTGACCAGACTTCATGCCCCTTGCCGCTGCTTCGCTTTCCGCACCGCTCGCCGCATCAAATTGGCTATGAATGGCGACACCATCAACAAAAACTTGATACCCGGTGGATGAAGTCAATGCCCCCGTTTGCATCATGTAGCCTTTGTTGTTCCTTGCTTCCGTCAAGCACATTTCGCCAAGTCTTTGCAGTCTTGCGATTTGCTTTTGCTCGACCATATCAAGGAAAGCATCAAACCTTTTCTTGACATCTTCTTTTGTAAAGTTTGCCTTTATAGCCATAGCCTTGAATGAAGTTGTGACGGGTCGAAATTCAAGCATATTCCGGCAATCCTTATGTCCGAACAACCCTTGTCGTTTGCAATTATCACTTTCGCACCTTTGGCAACCATTGGGCAAGTTTTGGGGCATTGAATAACAGATGTTGCCTTTTGGTATTCACCCCCGGCAACCTGAAATTCCGTGCCTTTGCCGTCCGATTCTTCACGGCACATCGAAATGAACTTGCGCGACACTTCACATTCCGTCCAATTGCCGTTTGCATCCTGTGTGGATTCCCCGGCTTCTTCGATAAATAGGAAATGCGGATATTGCTTCACGAATGCCATATTACCAAATGTTTGAACGGTTGCGAATCTTGGGGCGTGCGACAAGCACATTTTCTTTGCCCAACTCATTGCACAAGGCGGCATAAAAGAGTTTGACGGCATCCATATTCCATGATATAGAATATCCGCCTTCCGATACGTTTTGGGTCATTCCTTTAAGGATTACGGACATACGGTTATAAACCGCCGTGTCACACGCCTTTACATCCACATCGGATTCCGCTTCAAGACCACCTTTAAGAACGATAATGTCAATATCATCTTCCGAAAGGTTAAGTCCGTTCAATGCTTTGGTCAAATACTCCTTGTTTGTCATACTCCTTTTTGTCTTGCAAAGCCGTTAGGGTGTGTTATGCACCCCAACGGCGAATGTTAGTTCTTATTCCAAGTTGTCGCATTGGTCTGCATCAACACGCTTCGACCTGAAAGATTCCAAGCCGGGAACAAGTTGGCGATTCCCTCCGTGACTTCCTGAACGGGCGATTCATTGGAATACTTCTTGACCAGCGTATGACCGTGCATTACCTTTTCGGCAACGCTTCCGGGCAACTTCTTTGCGTCAATCGGCTTCTTCCAATAGGTGTTTCCAAGCACCTTGCTTTCAGAGAAAAGAACAACATCATCTTCAAACGGATTTGAAGTAATGCGTGAACCATCGGCAAGTTCAATTGTGATTTCTTGGTCAATCACGATTATCTGCAAGCCACGGTAAAGTTCTTTCTTCTTGGCAAGATATGCGTTCACGGTCGCCAAATCGGGCGCATCCTGCGTTCCCGTTGCATTCTGAATGTAGGATGAACACTTCTTCCAAACTTCTTCCTGTGAAGCGAATTTTTCAAAGGTATCAACATTCATAAATGCGAACTTGTACGTTGCGCCAAACAACTTCTTGCCAAGTTTCATCGCTTTTGGAATGTCCTTGGTAAGCGGTTTTGCGCTTGTGCCGCTCGTGTATGCCGTTTCAACGCCAATCTTCTGTTCCGCCGGAATCAGATAATCAACGTCATATTCGGTAACGACCGCCGCATTGTTGGAATTGGTGAACTTGACCTTTCCAAGCGAAATTTGGCGCAATGCAATCCATTCCGCACGGGCTGCAACGCCATCCCAACAATACTTGGTATCTTCCGCCCAAAACTCGACAAGGGCACGCAAATCGGGGTTGCTGCTCGACATTGCGACCATTATGTCATATTCGGTCAATTCATCTTCGTTCTTCTCTCGTGATATGGCGATTTTTGGTATATCGCCCTGAATGCGTGAAATCGCTTCACGGGTCTTGCGTGAAATTGTCGCACCCCTTGACACAAGGTCGGCGGCAATCTTCAAGCCGGATTGCGCTTCAAGCATCTTCCATGTCAAAGTATTTGTTTCTTTGAGTGGGAAAAGGGTTGGATAATAGTAATCTTTGAGGTCGTAAGTGCGGATTACGGCTTCCATGTCCTTTTCATTCAACCCAACCATCAATGATTTTTGCATATCGGTTTGCTTTTAGGGGTTACACATAAGCGATTGTCTTTAATGCCGACTTGATAGCGGCATTTACTATGGGTGCGGTTGCTTCTCGCACAACACCGATAACCCATGCACTTACAAACAAGTTGTCGCCGTCCTTGACATCTTCATTCGACCCGGCTATTGCAACCGGGGTCACTTTCAATGTCTTGTTTGCTCCACTCGATTCAAACGCACAAGTTCCAGCCTTGACGACCGCACCAAGGGTCGTTCCAACGGTGATAACATCCTTTGCCGGGTCTGACTTGTCAATTGCCGTTATCTGCTGACCATCGCAAGCATCGGTTGCGAACCTGTCACCAACTTTGAAGTGGTGTCCTTTGGCAACCTCATACGTGGTTGCGGTTGCAATCGCTTCCGTCAATATCTGTGCGGTCTTGCAGACTTCAAACAATCCATCAGAACCAACGCCAAGGGGTGTTCCCTCGAACAACCCCGTGCCACCCAAGTTTGCGACCTTGACGGTAACGCCACCGGGTATATCTGCAACACGGTGAAGAATACACTTCACAACACGGTTGTCCTTTTTACGGTCAATTCTCAATCCCATTGTTTTGATGAATTAGGTGTTAAACATCTTTGCCCGTGAACACGTTGTTTTCGGGCTTTTGGCTGTTAATGAAATCGGCAACACCTTTTGAAATACCGCTTTCTTCCTTTTGGGCGAATAGCGGGCTTCCGCCGGAATTGCTCAAATCAATATCAGCCTTGTTTTGATTTGCCGTGGCAATGTCCTTTTCCTTTTCCGCCAAGTATTCGTTGAAGTCATCGTCCGTGTCGAACTTCATGCGGGCAAAGTCTTTCAAGGTTTGGTTCTTGAAATTCTCATCCTTGCAATTCGCCAACTTTTCGTTCAATGATTGAAGCCTTGACTTTGCAATGTTGTCACGCTCATAGCCTGACAACTTTTCTTGAAACGGCTTGACGGCTTCCGCAACGGCTGCTTTTACCACTTCTGAAATATCGTTCGGGTCGGGCTTTGGGTCGCCGGGTTCAACCTTTTTGCCCTTATCCACGAAGTCATACTTCTTTTTCAAGTTCGTTTCAAAGGTTTTGTTGCTGTCGGACACTTCCTTATCCACATCGGCGCGATACTCCTTGACAAATTCGCCCACTTGCGCATCGGTGAGTTTATCCACAAGGGCTTTCGCTTCATCTTCGGTTGCGCATTGTAACGCAAGTGAACGTGCCAATGCTGTCAAACCGTCCTTTCGCACGCCTGAAAACTTTGCAATCAGTAATGCTAAAATTCTTTCTTTCATTCCGATAATCTTTTTATAAGTTCACAAATCATGCGTAAAAGTAATGTGTTTTACTATAATACACCTTAAAACACATATTGACTTATCCTTGATTTATCCACATTTTGCATTGCAAGTGCATTTTATTGGGGTTGAATGCTTGTTTTATTAAATATAATCATTACTTTTGCGGTGTGTTACTATAAAACACAATGCAACATTAAAAATTACGCAACAATGGAACAATTAATTTTCAATCTGTTTGATGCAATCAATCGTGAGGGCATCGACAATTCAACATGGGGGCTTTGCCAAGACATTGCCGACACACAAGCCTATTTCGGCTCAAAAGAATCTTTCGCACTTCAAGGGCAATTTGTGTATGTGTATGTTAGCCCGGATTCTTCTATGCCTTTCATGGATAGAACGGGCATCAAACCCACTTATACACTTTCTTTTGAAGATGATAACACCACTATCAACATTTACCAACTCTAAATCCTGCAACAATGTTAATCAAGGAAATAAAACAAGCACTTATCGGCAAAGTCCTTTCGTATTATGATGGATGGAATGGTTCAAGTGATTACTTCAAGATAGGGTATATCAAGGGGTGTGGCTCATGTATTAGTGTCTATCCCGAAAAGGGCAAAGGCTTTGGGGTCATTATTCCCAAAGCATACATTCCCAAACTCATAGAGTGTGGCGAATACGTCAGGCACAATGAAGTTGAACGGTGTTCTTTTGAAACAAGATGGACTTTGTTTTGATTTTAAGTGTTTTACTATAATACACAACCAATGAATAATCGTTTGATTGAACTTGAACGAAAGGCAATAAAATTCATCCGTAATGCTGAAAAACTCGCATTGCGGATGAATGAAAATGGCTTCCATGTCGCCTTTTCCGGCGGCAAGGATTCACAAGTATTGCTTGCCCTTGTCGAAATGTCAGGTGTCAAGCATCATGCGGAAATGCAAGTCACAACCGTTGATTCTCCCAATTTGATGAAGTTTGTACGCACCAATTATCCGCAAGTCCGTTTGAACTTGCCCAAACTGAATATGCGCCAACTAATTTTGAAGAAGAAAATGTTGCCGACACGACAAGCAAGGTTTTGTTGTGCGTTCCTAAAAGAACAAGCGGGGGGGGTACGTGTACTTGCTTGGGCATACGCAAAGCCGAATCAAGCCGACGGGCAAAGCGGCACAATGTAGAAGTATTGGGGCAACGTATCGGTTATGAAATACATGACGGACAATTGCATACAATCAAGGGCGGCGAACAACTTTTTGAAACAGATACCAAAACGAAAATCTATTGCGTAAATGGAAAAGACAAAGTGGTTATTTCGCCCATATTTGAATGGTCAGACAAGGATGTTTGGGATTTCATCAAGGGAAATAATATGCCGTATTGTGATTTGTACGACATGGGGTTTCATCGCATCGGATGTATGTTTTGCCCAATGGCATCCGTCAAAGAGAAAAGAAAAGAACTTGAATTGTTCCCACGCTTTGCCGAAAAGGTTTATATAAGGGCAATACGTGAACTAATGGCGCAAACCGGGAATTATTCAAACTTCGATTCACCCGAACAAGTCTTTGAATGGTGGATTTCAAATGAAAATGCCGCCGATTGGCTTTCCAACAAACGTAATCAACAAAATCTTTTTAATTATGATAACCATAAAACTTTCTGAACTCAACAAAGTAAAAATGTCTGTAAATCCGCCTGAATGTGTTGTTAAAGCGGATTGCAAAGTAATTCTTAACGGAATGGTTAAACAATACATCGGGATTGGATGGATTGACATTGCACCAGCGACCCCCAAAGATTATGAAACAATACCCCAAGTAATAGATTAACATCAATATAATCAAAATGGAAAAGATAAATTTTGAAGCACTCGCAAGCAAATATGGCTTGACGGTGGATTTTGTGAAAGAACTTCACGAAAAGGTCATTGACAAAGAGAATTTCGCCCGTGCGGTACGGATGTTTGCTGTCGGATTGCTGCCTTATGACATGGCGACCGGGAAAGCCCCCATCAATGTTGCAGAATATCGGCACAAGGTCGCCCAAAATATGTGGGCGTTCCGGCGCAAGAAAGCGGAAAACATCAAAGCTGCAATGGAACAACAACGCAAGATTGTTGAGTATTACAACGGATGCAAGGCATTTACATTGAAAAATAAAGCCGTCAAAGACGTTGTTTTCGTCAAGGATGGGCATTTGGTTGCCTTTGCCCATTTTGAGCCGAAACAAGGCGGTATTTACGGCGCAAACAATGAGGTAATGCCCAACTTCCGTTGGCATCCGCACGAATACTTGGCACGGCTGCGCAAGATGAATAAAGCCTTTTATCGGCAAGTCAAGAAAGCGGCGGTTAATTCGCCCCGTGAATGGTTCGATTTTAATTTGAAGTGATATGAAACAAAATTTAGAAAACATCAAGGTCGGTGATACCGTTATTTTTTCAATGGGTGGCATATATTGTTCCACAATTATTGATAAAGTCACAAGGGTAACACCAAAGCAATTTGAAGTTCGGTCATATCGCTTTCGCAAAAAAGATGGTTCAATGGTCGGTGACGTTTATAGACATTGCCGATTGGCTACCGAAAAAGATATTGAGGATTTCAAAATGGAACAACACCGCAATTCACTACGAAACAAGATTTGTAAATTCTTCAAGTCGTATCAAAACATAGATTCATTGACTATTGATGAAATGGAAAAGATTAACGCCATCATAAGCAAACCACAACAATGAATGGAAATACGATATACCATGTTTGCTTTGGCGACAATGACCATCATTATTTCGGGTCTATCACCGCCATATTCGACAAGTTTACGCCTGTTGAATTGGGCGTGTCAAAGTCACGGTTGTGGTCTTTCGGAATTTCCGAAAACAAGCCGTATCGGAATGACAAGTGCATCATCTATCGGGGCATAATACACCGAAAGAAAACCAACCGCAAACCGCCAAAATAAAAGGGATTGGGGCTTAATGCCCCTTTCCCTTTCATTCGTTGTTTTCCGCTTCAAGTTCCGCCTTATACTGACTTTGCACGGCTTGCAACAATTCATCATTGTTGGTCATTTCTGCATACTCAATCAAGACGTGGGCATTAAGTAGGGGGTATTCTTCCAAGTCACGAAAGAAATCTTCCTTTGACACGACCAAATCATTGATTATGCTTTCATCATTGCAGAAATCATAAATCGTCTTGTTTTTTAAGTTTGAATAATCCATAATGTTGTTATTTGAATGGTTCATAATGCAAAATTACTTTATAATTCCCTCATTTTTAAGGTAGTTTTCTATGGTTGTTGTGCTTGCACCTCTCCGACACATCGCAACAATCTTCTTCAATTGTGCCTTGCCTATCTTTTTGCCATTAGCACCCTTGAATGTGTCAAGTCCGCCATCCAATAATGCTTGGATTGCCGTTGTTTCTTGCTCTGAATACTTCAATGCAAACAGATTCTTTTTTGCCGATTGTAACACCTTGTCAGGGTCAAGACCAAGTTTTTGAATAACGAAATCATACCCAAGCACACGGCGATTGTAGCCCGTTGAATCTCGATTGTTGATAAATTGTGGTTGTGGTGTCTTGGCACAACCCAATTTAGAATAAAATTCCGGCAAAGTCTTTCTTGCCACAAATTCATTCATCATTTCCATCACATCGGTTTGAATGCTTGTTGTGTACATATTTCCCGGAACATTGCGGTTGTGGGTAATCTCATGCCATAATGTCGCCATTGCATCGGCTTCAAGGTCTGTTATGGTGTCCGACTTGCCTTGCCCGATTTTAGCCAATGCCGACTTAACACGCTGCAATCTGTCGGGGGTAAGCCTTATCCGACCATCCATGTATGTGTCACCATTAACGCCACGCCGGGTTGTAGGCGACAACTTCAAATCACCATTAGCAAACCATTTGTCGGTTGTAAATTCTGCATTGATGGATTTGAAAGTTTCATCAACATCCGCATCCGTCTTATAGTCGGTCTTAACGGCTCTATGTGGAATATCCTTGCCACTTTTGCCTTTGGCTGCATCAACTGCCTTTTGGATTTCCTGTTGGAATTTAACCAATGTGTCTTTGCATGAAGCCTTTGACATAATCCATTCCCGTTTGTCGCCTGTAATGGTGGCAATCAATTGCAGCATATCGGAAACGTCAATCTTGTACTTCCGGGCTTCTTTGACCGCTTCATTAGCATCATTGATGAATGCCTTATATTCTTGCTTGGCATTTTCAACACGTTTTTCCAATTCGTCAATCGCCCGTAAGATGTTGCTTGAATCAGGCGTTTTCATTGCATCGTCAAGAATGTATGTATTCAAGCCCCATTCGCTGCACTTGGCACGAATATCCGCATCCTTTTGTTGAATTTCTGCCGCTTTCTGTTGAATGGTCGCAATTCGGTTGGGTATTCTTACAATATCCTTTTCGGCAACATACTTGTCAAGCATTTGCAATTGAACGGTCAAGCCCCACTTGCTTGCCAACATCCTTGCTTGGGTGATTTGTGGCATAAGGGCGTTAAGCTGCTGTTGTACCGGGTCAATTTGCTTCTTGGTTTCAAAGTTCAACCCTTTGGATAACTTGCCGTCCGTGAAGTTGTCTTTGATGAAATAAGGCGTGGAACTCCAATTTGCTTGCGCTTCTTCATGTTCCTTGACCCACTCTTTGAAGCCGTCCGGCACATCGACAACGACATTCTTTGCTTCCAAACGCTTGTATTGAGTGCCACGCAATGCCGCTTTGAGGTCGCCCAACTCATTTTCATCAAAGGTTTCTTCATCCATCAGGATTGGCACGGCGTAACACATACATTGCGGGTGCCAGCCCTTGAACTTGAAATGCTTTGGATAACGCCCTTTTAGCTTCTCGCAAATGTCACACTTGCACAAGGGTTCATGGTTTGACCTTTTGACCTCAAACCCCACGACAAAATCAAGGCTTTGCCAACGCAAATAATCGCTTTCACGGTATGCCATATTGATTTCAGACCGTGTAAGCCGGGCGGCATTCTTTGCGCTTGACCTGTAAACACCACGTCCGGGGTGGAATGCCCTTGCAGCCTTTGACAACACAAGGTTGCCCCGCTTGTCACGCACACGGCGGAACAATCGGTTGGGGTCTTTCAGGTTCTGCCGGACATCCCGTGAAAGTTGTGCCGCACTTCGACCCTCACCCAACCCGGCATCAAGGGCGGCTTCAAGTTGTTCACGGTATTGCCCAACATACTTCCAAATACGTTGTGAAAGGTTCATTCCCTCAACCTTGCGCCCCTGAAAGGTTTTCAAGGCATCCAAATTTTGGTCTTGCATCTTTTTCAATTGCGCCTTGCTCAACTTGGATGTATCAAGTATTGAGGAAATGAAGCCATCATTCTTGCTGCAAGCAAACAACCATTGCTTCTTTGACCCCGTTTCAATGACCGTTGTAATGCGGCTTGCAAGTTGCTTGGTGACACTTTGCATAACCGCCTTGACACTTGGGTAATCATCGAAAGAAAACGGCTTGTCGGGGTCATATTTGCCCTTTGCCGCCGCCCTTGCTATTTCGGCGGTCGCCTTGTCAAACAAAGCATCAACGGCTTGCGTGTATTGCTCCGTTTGCCTGTAATGTGCGGCATCGAATGTCTGCACCGAAAATCGCTTTACTTTCTGCCTTTTAGCCATTGCCCCTTAATTTGAAGTGTTCGCATTGAGGGTCTGACAAGAACTTGCTATATTTCCCCTCTTTGTGGAAAGGGCATTTGCACATGAACAATTCACCTTTCCAATTCTTTTCGTGCCAATCACATGAATGCGCACAATCCCGGCATTGATATTTTGGCGTTTCAATGACTTTCCTTTTCATCACGCATCCATTTCAAGTTGTGGTTCGCCGATTATGAATGAATTTTCGGTTGTCGCTTGGTCTTTCAACTTCTGCATGGTCAATTCAACATTGCTTGAAAGTCCGGCTTTCTCGACCGATTCTTCTTGCGATATGACGGGCTTGTTGCCATTAGCCGTAAGCCAATAGTTTAATTCGTCAATCTCACTTGTAAGCATATACGGCACAATTTCGGGTTCAATGGCAATTGTTTCACAATCCGTTTCCAATGCGTTGTTCATCTTGCCGATATAGGCAAGAATGACATTCACACGGCGTTGCAAATAATCATCGAAGATTTCCCGTTTGTCTTGAACTTTTAGGTGGGCATCCATGAAAAGCAACTTCAATGCAATGCCGCTTATAGCCCCAAGCCCCTTGACTGAATCAAACGAAATATCCGGCGTTTGGGTGATTGTATAAATCATCTTCAAAAGGGTTTCAATCTCCAACTTGACGGCTTCCGGGGCTGACTGCCAAGACACATATTGCATGGTTGCACCATCTTCACCCTCAATGACTGCACCGCTTTCGCCTTTCTTTGCCCATCCTTTGATTATGCCCGTTGTGAATATCTTGGGGCTTGCGTGATAGTCGTTTGTGTCGGCAAAGTTCGACAACAAGGTTTCCAAACGGTCAATCAGTTTATCCACATCTTCCGTTTCAAACTTGGGTTGGTGTCCGTAAATCACGGGGATTTTGCCTATCGTGATAGGCTTTGGATAGCCCGGTGCGGCTTCATAGCCATTTTTCCCATTAATCCACAACCAATGTTCTTTGTCTGTGAATGTTTCAAAATAATCAACGGCATTTTCCCCGGCATCCTTTCGGCTGAAAGACCGTGAAAAGGCTACCATGTCGCCCGTTTCGTCAAAATAGGGGTAAAGGGTATCACCATAAGCGGGCGAAAACAAGGCACAACGCAACTTGTGTTTCGACTTGAAGCCATATTTGGAATTGGGCTTATCTACCGTGTACCAATACTCCGCACATTCCTTGTAACCGAAAATGGAACGACCGATTTTGCGGTTCAAAGAAGTGCTTTTGACATCATACAATATGCGGTTCAAGGCAAAGACAATCGCCGCTTCATTGTTATTGGATGGGGTCGCATTGTAATTGATAGGGTTGCCGAAACAGAAAGACACGGCACGGTTTATTATCAACCTTTGAATGGCAAGGGCAATTCTTGCAACCTTTTCCGTTCTGTAATTGGTACTTTCGCCATCCACCGTGATAATCTTTTGCGCCGATTCCGCTTCATCGTCGGCATCAATCTTTACCCGTTTATCCTTGCGAATAACCGGGTCGTTAATATCATGCAACTTGGGGTTAAGTGCCTTTTCTGCACTCTCCACATCAGGTTGTGGAATGAAACGGCAAGACTTCAATTCCGAAATCACATCATTTGCCGTTGCTTTCTTGAAAATTTCGTCAATTGGCATATCTTTATTGTTTTATAGTGAAACACTTTAATATCCAAAAAGCCCCGCCACATCCGATTTGCGGTGGTTTGCTCTTTTTTCGATTGTTCCCGTCAATGCGTCCGGGGCATCATCATGTTCATTTTGCCCGGCTTTCAAATAGCCGCATATCGCCTTGGCAAATTCAGGGAATAAGGTTTTCCAGCCTTGCGGCATGAATGTAAGGTTCTGCACCATTGCCGAATGTTGGTATATCCTCGTATCTTTGTTTTCGGTTTGGTGAAATGCCGTGAATGCCGTTTTGCCGTTGCCCATAAGTCGGCATTGCTTTTCAACATTGTTCTTGAAAAGGCGACCGCCGTTGTTCGCTTCGACAATGCACAAGGCAACGCCGTGTTTGGTCAGCATCTTTGCAAGTGCGGGTTCTGTGTACTCAACCGGGCGTGTCGTGTAAAGCACATCCACAACATAATTGGCAACATCCGTTTCATCATAGACAATGGCGCACAAATAATCTGCGCCCGTGTCCGCCGTATCGACATAACATTTCCGCTTGACATACTTTGTCGCCGGGCGAATGGTGTATTCAACAAAGCCGCTTTCGTACATAAGTCCGGCACGGGGTTGGGGGTCTTGTTGATAAAGGGATTCAAACACTTGGGGATTGCGTTTGCGTATCGCTTGCAGCTTCTTTAAGCTGTGTCTTTCTTCCCAAAGTGCTTCACCCTCTTTCCGTGGGTCATACTCTGTCGGCTTGCCCTCTTTGATAGCCTTGTAAACGACAACAACCCACCCATCGGGGTTATCTTTGGGGTCATATACGCCTTGTTGCCGTAACAATGTACCCGCCAAATCATCTTCATGCCATCGTGTAAAGACAATCAGTTGTTGGGATTCATTGTGAAGTCGGGTTTCCGCAACCGTATCGTACCAATCCGACACACTTTCACGGACAATGGGCGACCATGCCGTCTTTGCGTCCTTGTAAATATCATCCATGATAAGAATATCAACGGGTTCACCTGTCAAAGCACCACCGACACCAACCGTCTTGAAGCTGCCCCGGTGTCCTACAATCTCGCATTCATCCGCATTGCGCAACCAAGACCCGGCAATCGTGGTCACATTGGCGGCATTAAGGTTAGTTTCCGGGAATATCTCGTGGTATTCGGGGGTGTCGATTATCCTTTGGATTTCACGGTTGAACTTTCTTGCTTTGGGGGCATTGTAAGACACAATCGCCAACCGTTTTTCAGGGTCATTGCCAAGAAGAAAGGCGGGCAAACGCCTTGTTGAACCCTCGGATTTACCATGTTGGGGCGGCATGAACACCATCAATTTGCGGATTTTGCCTTGCGCAAAGTCTGTCAGAACCTTGTAATATCGGCGGTGAAAGTCCGCCGGGCGGAATGTGGGCATGGTGGCAAGGGTAAAACGCAACAAATCGGAACGGCTTTCACGAATAAGCCGTTCTTTCAATGCCTTACAATACCGTATCTTGTCAGCCCTTTGCGCCATTATTCTAACTTCCGTTGCAATTCCGCAATTTCATTATCCAATTCTTCATCCGACTTGCCCGCGAACAAATCCTTTCCATCTTTGCCCGTGACTTCCGTTGTCTGCCTGTTGCGCCAATGTTCCGGGTCGCCATTGGTAAGGGTGAATATGATTGCCGCCGTGTCCGCCTGAATGTGCTTCTTGGTGGTCGTTTGCTCCTTGATTATCGGCTTTGGGTTGCCCTTTTCATCCTTTTGCTTGCTTGGAATGGTCACAACCTTTGTTTCGGTCACTTCATAGCCTTGTATCTTCTTCAACAATGATTTCTTGGCTTCCTGCACAAAGAATTGCATCCGCTCATCCTTTGCTTGCTCAATAGCGGCGGCAAAGTCGGGATAATCATCAATCCATTGGTGATAAGTCTTGGGCGTGATACCCACTTGGCGGCATATTTCGGCAATGGTGAATGTGTCCGACTTGACAAGCCCGACAATCTTTTCAACTATTTTCTTACCGTATTTCGCCATGTTACGCCTTTTTTAGTCTGATTTTGTCACTTTCATAACTTTATTCTTTCAATTCGCATTTGAAGCCCCTTTCTTGCAACTCGTTGAATAGCAATGACAATTTGGCGACATCGCCACATTCAACAATCAATCTTGTGTCAATCACTTTCTTGGGGCTTTCTTCTTCATCTTCGTTTTCCTCTTGGGCATCCAATGCAACGCCCCAATCTTCCGGGTCAAAGTCGAACTTTTCAGCTTCTTGCATTATCAAGTCCGTATCAAAGGAAAGGTTCGCTTTGCTTGTGGCGTTGTCCGCAAGGGCAAGTTCACGCCCCTTTGCCGAATCAAGGTCAATATCCTTTCGCTTGACCGCCACAAGTGAATTGCCGTCAGTTTCAACAATGATAACATTGTCAAAACCAATGTCGGCGGCTTTTTCGGCTGTCTTGTTCCCAGCGATAATGCGGTTGTTCTTGTCGATAAGGATTGACCGACCAAGCCCAAATTCCCGTAAGGATTTATCCATCAGGTGTTCGCCAAACTCCGTTCCCTTGTTGAAATTCTTATTGTCCGGGATAAGGGTTTCAATACTCGCTTCGATTATTTTAGTAGCCATGACAACACGGAATGGATATTGAACAACACACAAACAATCAAGGCTACCAAAGCCCCGCAAAGCGCACCAATCATGGTGAAGATAAAGTCCATCAATTCAACCGTGCCGTGACCTTTGGAATCCCACCATTCTTTGATTGCTCCGGCAAGGCTTCCGGCTACAAAACCGACCAAAGCCCCAAACAAGACACCTACAACAAGCGCAATGGCAAAGCCGACATAAAAATGTTTCCGTTTATCGGGTTGTTTGGCGGCTTCTGCAAGGTTTTCCCATGTTTGAATGATACTTTCCTTTGCCTTTCCCCAAAAAGCCAAAATGCGGGCTTTTAACGGGGCTTTTTCAAAGACCATTTCGCCCGAAACAAAGACGGGCGGTTGTGTTTTCCCCGAAAGGACACCAAGCCACACTTTACCGCCGAATAAAATGTTCATTCGTTCCTTGAAAGTCGGCTTCCAACAAGAAACACATTGTTTGCCGTCATTCCACACGTGCAATGATGAACATTCATTGTCTGACATGGTGGACGGCTTTTGCAATACCTTTGTGGATTGCGGAAAATCAATTGGTTTCATCTGCTTTTGAATTTAGTTTGCAATGCAATTGCAAAATTAAAGGGTGTGTTACTATAACACACCCTTTTGCAAAAAAAGTTAAGCATAAGTTATCCAACTTTTACCTTGATAGGCAAGCCCGAAAACACCCATGCAAGCAAAGCCGCATCACGCCCATCTTGGTTGGTGCGCCCGGTCAAGCCTGTAAATGAAGCCAATTCTTCTTGGGTAATCTTTCGGTCTTTGCCTTTCCAACACTTGACCAACGGGGCGTGTTCCAAGACGTTGATTCCGTAATGCTTGCACATTTCGATAATCTTGCGCCCTGTTTCATGGTTCGCCCCGACATCCTTTGCGATTTTTTCCGCCCGGTGTCCTTGCGCTTCATGGAAATTGCTTTTCCTGACCATCCATCCGGCTTCAACAACGACAATCAATGTTTCGCCTTTGTCAATGCCTGTCTTTTTGCAGAATTGCAAGTAATCCATCAATTGCGGAAAAGCCAAGTTCGACACTTCCAATTGCCGTGTTGTCGGTTTGAGGAACGCCACGCCCGATTTTCCTTTGTCGGGGTCAATGGCAATGATGTTATCATATTTGCACCTCATATCGCACGCAATTAGAATGGCAAATCATCTTCCGCATTGTCGGATGCTTGCGGTTGGGCTTGTGCTGCCTGTGTCGTTGCTCCTGTCGGTTGGCTTTCGCCTTTCAGACCACACAAGGTAACTTCATTCGCATTGACATTGACGGCGATTTGCGTGTTGCCGTGCTTATCTTGATAGGTTTTCAAGGACAAACGCCCCCGGACAAACACTTTGCACCCCTTTTTCAAGTATTGGGTAAGACCGCCGCCATCACCATACCAAAGGACGGACACCCACACCGTTGATTCTGTCACAACCCCTTGGGCATCCTTTTTCCTTTCGGAATGGGCGACATTGAATGACACATACTTTTTGCCGCTGAAATCCTTGATTTCGGCATCATTCCCGATATTGCCAATTACTTCACATTGAAACATATACGTTTGTTTTTAAGTTATACAAATACATTCCTTTTGTTATGCAAGTGCATTGCATTTGCTTGTCAATACGCTTTGTTATGCCGGATTGGGCGGCTTTCGTTGTAGCGCATCTTTTGCATAATGTGCCACCACAAGTCTATATCCAAAGACTTTGCCCATTCATTGACATACGCAATACCGAATTGAATGCGCTTTTCAATGCCTATCACGTCACGGGAAAGACCCTTGCACAAGGCAAATGCGTTTTCGGTAAAGCTGAACTTGTCGAATGCCCGGTAATATCGGCAAGGCTTCATTTTCTCGAAGTCAATTCCCAATGCCCCGGCAAGGTCGAAAAGGCGAATGGCGACATCCGCCATTTCATCTTCAACGGTGTTCTTTACTATTGCTTCAAACGCATCTTCAAATGCTTTGCCTTTCCCCATGTCCTGTTTGATAATCAGCTTTGCGCCGACCCCTGCTTTGTTACGCTTGCGGTCAGCTTCCACCATTTCGGCGATTTCGGTAATCACAAGCATCAAACAATGTTCGTTGCTTCTTTTTTCATCCCAAAAGCCGTGTTTTACGGCATTGGAATGCACTTTTTCGGTCAAATCGTTGTAAGTCATTTCTTGAAGTTTTATATGTTAATAATACCCGGTCAAAACAATTTTGGCGTGAAATGCGATAAGACTTGTTCTTTTGCCGCCTTGTAAAAGTCTTTCTTAATTTCAAATCCATAACCCTTTCTTTGTAGGTTTGCCGCCGCCAACAATGTTGTTCCACTTCCGGCGCAAGGGTCAATAACCACATCGCCGGGGTCTGTGAATATGCGAATCAACCGTTCAAGCAATGGAACGGGCTTTTGTGTCGGATGCACTTTGGGCGTTTCGCTATCCCTTATCCAATCAAAGCAATTAAAAACCATCCTGCCATCATTATTGAATTTGGGTAATTTGTCACGGTACAACAACACCCCATATTCGCAATTGCCAACGATTTTCATGTTCGCTTTCAGAACTTGCGCGGAAAAGTTCTTTCGGAACACAAGATTGATATAATGGTTAAATCCATATCGCTTGCCAAGTTCTATGTATTTGAATTGTTGTTCAAACTCACAAAAAACTATCATGCAAGGGGCTTTCCCCGGCTGTTTAGGCTCTTTTATAAGCATTTGCGAACAAAAGTGCATAAATTCAGCCGGGCGAAAATCCTTATCCGTGTCGAAAAACTCTTTTCCCGCCTTTTCCGATTCTCCGTTTTTGTTATCCCCATCAACATACCATGCCGGATTGCTTGCATAAGCATTCACGCCCAAGTTATATGGCGGGTCGGCAATGATTAGTTGCGCCTTGGGGATTCCATAAACTTTGAAGTTTTGGAAATGGTCGTTGAATAGTTCTATATTTTTCATTGCTTGTTAGTTACAATGTCAAACACCGCCTTTGTCAAGTTAATGTCATACAAGGCATTGTGCAATGATTCACTTTCAACATCAACACCAAGCGTTTTGGCGACCGTTGATAACTTGAAATTCTCCATGTCGGGGCGGCGTGTCGCAAGGTATGCGGACGCAAGCACCATCACATCAATGGTGTTCGACCAGAACCAAGAGCCGAAATATTTGTCCCTGTTGTCCTCAAAGAACTTGCGCAAGAACTGATTGTCGAATGAAGCATTGTTATAGCCAACAAGGAAGAATTTGTCTTTCTTGTTGAACCTGTCCACATACTTGTCAAGCATCGCGACAAATGATTCATACACATCTTTCATTGGCGGATATTTCGCCAAATCCTCACGGGTAATACCAGCGATGGACAATGCCTTGTTCTCAATCTCTTTGTCGGGGGCTGGCTGTACATAGAAATTGAAATCTTCTTTCATTACGCCATCAATCACGATTTCACCGGAAATCTGATGGATGCCGTGCTTTTCGGGATTCGTCCCGGTCGTTTCAAGGTCAAAAAATAATAGTTTCATTGCTTTTGATTATTATGTTTGAAATATTCTTCTCTTACACACTTCAAGACATATTCAAGCGGTCTTTCTTTAATGAATTGTGCTATTTCTTCTTTTGTCATAGAATGACATTGCCATATATATGTTGCCGTATGAACTCTCATCAATTCAGATAATGTCGCCTTGTTCCAACAATGTTCACACACCGAAAATGTACCTTGCGAATCATCCAATTCAATGAATTTCGGCTTGCATACAGCCCACGGCAACCCACAAATTCCACAAGTGGAATAATTTGGATAAAGATGTTGATATGCTTTTACCACAAAAGGCAATCTTTTTATTTCTTCTAATTCCATAAATTATTGTCATTAAAATAGTTCCATTTGTCCTTTTGTCTTTTCAACCTCCAATGCTCTTTTTATCTCATTGTCGATTTCGGATTCAAGTTGTTTGCTTCTTTGCAGGTCATTGTAATTCCTGGTCTTGAAGTATTGCTTTTGCGCCTTGCGCATTTCCGCAACCTTATTGAAAAATTGTCGTGGGTTCATATTTGTATCATAGTAAAACAACTATTGTTAAATCTTCGATAACCACTGTTTGTAAATTTGATTGGCAACTTGTGCCATCATTACCGGCGGCACGGACATTCCGCAAACATAGTTGGGTCTTTGTCCGCAAAAGTCGTAATCCATCGGAAAGGAAGAAGTCAACACGCATTCCGTGTCTGACAAGAAACTTGGCTTGTGATACGCGACTGTTGCTTCCGGCTTTGCCGTCAATGTCGGAACAATCTTATCGGCTTTTACGAATGTGCAATTAAAGAACTTATCTACACCCTCATTCCGAATTGCCGCATCACGCAAAGCCATATCGTCCGGCTTTCGATTGTCCCAGCATCGTTTATAAGATGGCGGAATCGGATGTGATATGTCATCATCCATTATTTCCCCGTACAATATCGGCTTTTCCTTGAAGTCAAGTGTCAGTCTCGGCATTTCCTCGAAAAGGCTTTTTTGGTACAAGAAAGGCATTGCTATGTCCTTTCGCATGCATACAAAGAACACCCGTTCACGCCTTTGAGGAACACCCATTCTTTGTGCATCAAGAAGCCAATGTTGGCAATAATACCCGGCATCCTCGAAACCCTCATATATCCGCCTTACATAGTCCTTGGCTTCACCAAGCAACAGCCCCTTGACATTTTCCGCGACAACAACTTTCGGTTGCAGCTTCTTTGCAAGGTCTATGAAGTCGAAAAACAAGGTGTCTAAAACTTGTTCGGCTTGCCCCTCTCTAAACTTCTTCATTTTGCCCCAACTTTTTTCACGCCCGCAATTCACACCAGCCATCGAAAATGTAGAACAAGGCGGCGACCCGTCCAAAATGTCAAGATTGTACAATTCGGGCGGTAAATCCGTTCTATCCTTGAATGTCTGTATCGGTTCAAGGAAAGGAAACTTGGGGTTGTGGTTCTGACAATATGCGTACATCATGCGGTGGTCTATCTCATTGCACCCGATTACATCGAACCCGGCAAGTTTGTAACCCATAGAACTGCCCCCCCCCCCACAAGCAAAACATGAAAAGACCGCCCCTTTGTCTTTGGTGAAGTGGGCATCTTTCAAAGTCCAACGATAATCGAATTTATGCGGTTTCATTTGTTTTATTCAATATATTGTTTACCCTTGTCGCCATATCCCGGAATTGCGGATTGTACTTGAAATCATCATCATACTTCCGCAATAAATGAAGCATCGAAGAATGGTCACGGCGAACATACTTGGCTATCTGTGTCAGCTTCATTTTTCGCTTGCGGCAATGATACACGAATATCATCCGGGCAAACACCCCGTCACGCTTGCGCGACTTGGTGATATATTGATTGAAGCGTAACCCTGTCACTTCATGGATTGCATTTTGTATGCGCAAGATTGCCTTGTATTCATCATTTAGAATGATTATGTTTGATTCAAACAATACATCCTTGCCCGTGCGGTTGGCAAAATCAAATTCTATTGAAGCCCCGGTTGAAGTAGTCCAATTATCCATCATGTAGATTGCATCACACGAATGCAGCATTTCAATATCCTTGCATAAATGCTTTATCCATTCTTCATGGGTCGCAAGACCATTCTTTAACGGGTTTATCACTTCAAAGCCAAGTTCCGTCAATAAGGCTTCCGCATCTTCAAACCTTTGTTCGGCTTCCTTATAAGGCAAGCCGCTTATCTTTCCTGAAATGTATATCCTCATGGCTGCAAGTTCTTTTGATGGTTATGCAAAAACTTATTCACGAAATACACTTGACCCTTGCCCGTTACCTTGGTCGTGTTGGATATAAGAGTGTCGCCGTTTGGCTTCTGAATGGTTGTTTTCTTTATCTCGAACAAGCCCATTTCCATTGCCTTTTGGGTCGGTTGATTGTACCTTTCACCATATTGGCACAAATAACCGTTATCACGCATCCATTGGAAAAGCCGCTTTTCGCCCGTCTGGACACCGTTTTGGCATATTATCTTGGCAAGTTCACCGATAAGCACGGATTGTTTGGCGGTTTCAACCGCTTGTGAGAATAGGACACGGGGCGCATCGGCTTCAATCTGCTTTTGTTGCCGCTCGATTTGTTCCGCCTGTGCCGCTGCAAGGCGTAATGCTTCCGCAAATGATTGGGGTATCGCCGGGGCGGTGGGTTGTGTCACTTGCCGCACGACCTTTTCCATCGCATTGAATTGCTCAATGAATGCAACCTTGAATTGCATTGCTTTTGCACCCGTCAAACCCATTGCAAGCAAGGAAAATCCGTCACGGTTCATTATGAACATCGGTCGTGATTTGCCTTGTGCATCACAATAACTTGATTCTGCAAACCATCGGCGGTGGGCTGAATTTTCAGCCGACCCCAAGATGTTTCTTATTGCTTGCATAATGTTCTTATGCTGTTTGCCGAACACCTGTGCGACTTTCAAAGAATCGGTCACGGGTGTTCCCTTTTCGGTCTTATAGACCACATCTTGTTGAATGATAATACCGTCCATTGTTATATCGTTTATTAGTTATTTATTCCGCATCATCATCAAAATAATCTTGGTTTTCATCCAAGAAAGCATCCAACGCATCATTGCAATATAAACCCTCGCAAATACTATCGCATAGATGGTCGATTTCGCCTTGTTTCCACGGGCAATAATCACATAAATCATCGCCCAATGTCTGTTTCAATTCTTCATTTGTCATTTGCTTCAAGTTCTATCTTTGCAATTGCTTTGAGTTCTTGAAGCCGCTTTTTCAACACTTCCACTTGTTCATCCATTACCTGAATGGCAATTTCAGGCGATATGTTGAAAATGCGCATTGATGAACATATACCATCGGGAACGCCCAATTGCATACCCTTTCCATATTTGCCGAAACTTGATTCATTTTCAGCAATGGGGCGTTGGTCTTTTTCCGCACGTTCACGCGCCTTTTTGACTTCCTCGCACATTTCGGACTTGATTTTTCCGATTTCTTCAATCTGTTGGTGGCAATTGTAAATTTGCCTTGCTGTTTCTTTTGTTATCATAGTTGTTAAATTTTACGTCTGTCTTTTCCTTTGATTTCAAAATAGTTGCACATTTCCCGAAGTCGGCTTGCCACACGGTCGCCATACCTGTTGGATAATGCTTCACCGTTGATTTTAAGATTTGAAGTGATAAGGGTTAATTCATCGGTCTTGTCACCTCTGTATTCAAGCACATTCCGCATCACATCAAGGCGATTGCCCATGTACATTGATTCTTGCGGCTCGCTGCCTAAATCCTGAACACCAAGAATGCCTTGTGTCTTGAACCGTTGGATGTTCCCATCTTCAATGAATCTGTCGCAAATTTCATCCGCCCGAAAGGTTGCCCACCACAAAGGGCGTGTCGTGTTGTCTTTCTCCATTGACACCCGGAAACCCCATGCGGCACTATATGCAAGCATGATTTCAAGACACCAAGATTTGCCCGAACCTGTATTTCCCGCAATGTAAATTCCACGTTTCAAATTCCCCGGAACAATCTGCCTTGTTTCCGGGTCAAGGCATCGCATTGACGTGTCGCAATGACACCATTTGATGAAGTTTTCGTAAGTGAAGCGGTTTTCATCGTCAATCACAAACTTTGCGTTTCGGCTTTTTCCGATTGCTTCAACAATCTTCAATGCTTCTTCAACGTCATATTGCAAGTATTGGTAACGGGTAATGCCGACAAACAACCCACGTTGCTTCACGGCTTCCATAATGCGCCCGATACTTGGCATCTGCACTTTCACGGTCTTTTGGTTGCCGTCCTTGTCTGTTATGGTATCTTTTATATCCATTCGTCATTGCATTTTTTTGTTACACTTGCTTTTCTTGCCGGGCGTACATTGTCACGTTTCGACCATGTGACAACCGCCATCCGCCAATCTTTCATCTTGTTTTTGCCGACCATCCAACCTTTGCTTTCGTAAAACGCAATGAATGCTTCCGCATCAACTGAATATCCTTTTTCTTGAATGTAGGATTGCACTTCTTCCAAAGTAGGGGGGCAAAACCGTTTGACGGTTTTTGCTTTTTCCCTTTCTATATCATTAGAATCTTTACTTTCCTTTTCTTTACTTTTCTTTTCTTTGGATATATCTTGCATTGCATTTGCATTCGTTTTGCATTGCTCTTGTTGGGCTTGCATTGATTGCCAACGCTTTATCGCCGCAAGTTTTCTTGATTCCGAAATGGTCTTGCGTTTTTCAAGACGTGCATTTACCGAATTTGACCAAAACTTTTCCCCGTCATTTTGGAATAATCCAAAGTCTTGCACAACACTTTCTACAACCGTGCTTTCCACGTGCAATGCAAATGCAATACTTTTGCATGATTTCAGGGGCAAGAAGCCGTCTTGTTCATATAGTTGTTCAACAATGCACCAAAACACACCAATTCCAGTTGCGCCGTGTTCAATCAACACGTCTTGCAATTTTGGGTCATTCCGGGCATTGTAATCATGTTGGAAATAATACACTTCTTTCATCGCTTGACGTGTTTTTGTGATTCACCGATACCGAACAACGCAAAGTCATATTTACACGGGTCTTGGGGGTCGAAAGCCGCCAAATTCCGGGTCAGTTCCTCAACGGTCTTACGGTCGTTGCCTTGGCGTGTAATCAAGCCCAATTCACGCCCCACACGGGCGACATGAACATCAAGGGGCATCATCAATTGACTTGGCTTCAAGTTATGCCAAACGCCCAAATCAACAATTCCATCTTGACGGCACAACCAACGCAACATAAGATTCAGTCTTTTGCAAGGTGAACCGCCCTTGTGCCTGTTGGGTGTCGGGTCAGATATATGCTTTGAGTATTCACCGCCATTCGCTTGTGCGAACAATTCACGCAATCTTGAAAAACCATCCCAAACGGTTAAGTCACCTTGTCCGAAAGCGATTGCCAAAGTGTTGCTTGTCAGATACACAAATTGCAAGCCCCGACACATATACGCCAAATCACGACCAAAAAATGTGCGGTGAATGTTGCATTTCGGGTCTATGTGTTGCCAACTTCCGTGCATCACAAAATTATAAGGCTTGCCATCCATAATGTCAAACAACATCTTTCGGCAACCGTTCATTATCTGTTTTCTATTGCCCCAAGCAATTGTCGAAGCAAGGAAAGCGGCAATTTCAATATCTTGTTTGGATTTACCCAAGAAACAACGTGGAAATGCCACCGGGTCATTCTCCATGAATGCCGTTGTGTTATACCTTGCCACAAGGGATTCCAATGTTATTTTCAAATCATTCATTGTTGCGATATTGAAGCCCCCGACCCGACAAGCAAGCCGGGGGCATTTTGTTAAACTTCAATGATTGCGATTTCCGGCGCAATCTCCCTTATTTGCTCCAATTGTTCATCAATAACCTTGTCACGCAAATCTTCAAGCGTTACTTGTGCGCCCGGCGACAACAACACAAAGGCGACTTCACGCCCGTTCACCTGTGCGAATGTTTCCACCTCTATTGTTTCGGGCTGCATACCCTTGAAGATGGGCATTTGGATGGTGAATGATTCCGGCAAGTTGGAATTGACCACTTGGGCGAAATTGTCCGTGCGGTTGCCGTTTTCCTTGACCGCCCTTTCAATCTTGTTATTCACATCGGCGGTGAAGTTCATCAGGCTTGAAACCAGCTTCATGTTTTCGTTGCGGTCGGCAAAGAATGCCCGGTTCATCTTGATAAACAAGCCAAGTTCCGTGGGTGTCCAGACTTTGCCGCTGTTAATGCCAAATTCAATGAACTTGGGGTTGTAACTCAATTTGCCCGTTATTTCACCACGCTTGTATTCATCCGCTTCATTCGTTATCAAGGTGATTTCGATTGATTCACGGTTTACAAGCACAAGGCAATCTTTTTGTTCAAATTGCCCGGTGTTAATTCTCTTTTTGAGGTATTCAACGACCGCCCCAATAACGCCTTTCAAGTTAGTTTTGACGGGTGCTTTGGGTTCAAGTTCTTTCGCTGCCGCACCCTCACGAATGACAAGTTCCGCTTTGCTCATTCCGGGCGCAAGATTGATTTGCAATTTTTCATTATCCATGATTCAAAAATTTAGTTGTTAATTGTCCGTTCCTGTTTTGGGGTTAAGATTGCGCACCACGCCAAAAATGGTGGGTTGCAGTTCGTCAGCGGTCGCCGGGCGGCTCTCAATCAACTTGCCGTCTTTGTTGTAGTACCCGGTTTCCTTTGTTTCTTGGTCGGTGAACCTGTAACACGTTTCGGTTACATATTCCGCCTTTGCCTTGATATTTTTAAGTAACTGCTTACATTCTTCCCTCAATGGTTTTAACTGACCTTTGAAAGTTTCCATTGCGACTTTCTTTTCATCTTCGATTTTGTCTATTTCAATCGAAAGATTAGTATGCCTTTCTTTATGCCCTTGCAATTCTTCCGGGCTGTATGGCTTCATATACCCTTTTTGCTCGCAAGCATCGCAATTGTCTTTCAAGAACGCTTCACGTTGAATCGGGTTCTTGTATTCCTGCCCAAGTTCTTTTTCCATATCCGATTTGTTTTACTATGAAACACATTCTATTTGAAAAGGAACACTTCGTTGTACAAGTCGGCAAACATTTCACCGAATTGCCGTGCCCGATTTGCGGTCTTAAAGCAAAGCCGAGAACCGAAAGACGCAAACGTATACGAAGCCGAATAATCCGTACCCGCAGACACGAACCCCGCAGCATCCCGGTCATATACAAACCAAGGATAATACTTGTATTGGTTTTGGTTGCTGAAATCCGGCACGAAATCATCCGCTTTGTTCCATGCTTCCGCAATGGTGAACAACTTGTTCAATGCGGCAAGGGCTTTGAGGTGTCGGGGGTTCATTTCATCAACCAAGTGGGCAACGCCGGACAAATCCAAAGAATTGTTTGATTGCAGCTTCTTTGTAACGGAAAAGTCCGCATTGGGCTTGCCGCCAAGATACTTCCGGGCTTCCTCGTAGTTGGTCACACATTCGTTGATTTCCCTTTCCTCGATTTCGTCAAGGGTGAAATCAAACGGGGTCAAATACCCCTCATCGTCTGAATCCAATTCATCGTTGTTGTCCGTAATGTAACCATCCATCACATCAACGGCTTCAATCTTTGAATCAAATTTTCCAATGGCTTTTTCAATGCCTTTTTGTCTTAAAAGAAACTTCTTCATGTTCTGAAAATTAAAATGGTGATTTGTTGAAATTTGAAATTGTCATTCCGCTTTCGGCAATGTGGGTGGTCTTGCCCGTTGCTTCTTCGATTCCTTGCTTGAACTCCTTTGCGTTTGAATTGCCATCCGAAAGATGTATCAAGACAATATGGTTCACGCCTGACAAGTCGTTTGCAAGCAATGTTTCCCGGCAAGTGTCAAAGCTGCAATGGCTTTTCATTGTCCTTGCCCGTAACGCCATCGGCAATTTGCCCGCTTCAACATTGGCATCCAATATGTCTTGACGGTAATTGCATTCAATCAAGATGTTATTCAATCCATGAAAGGTGTAATGCAAGTAATATGTATCAGTTGCGAACAAGACCATGCCGCATTCCTTGTGGTAAATCAAAAATCCGAAAGGCTCTTTGGCATCATGTTGGGTTGCGAATGGTTGCACCTTGAAATTGCCGATTTCGTACACTTTCAATTCTTCCATCACACGGACAAGCCGGGTTTGCGGCAAATGCAATGCGTCTTTCGTGCCTTGCGACATATAGCATGGGATTTGCGCTTCAAGGCACTTTCCGGCGTGTTTGGCGTGGTCGCCATGCTCGTGTGATATAATTACACCAGCAATGCGGGAAATGCCGAAATTGACCGCCTTTTGCACGTCTTTGAAAGGAATGCCGCATTCTATCATCAAGCAATCATTGCCGTTGTCAAGCAAGTAGCAATTGCCCTTTGAACTCGAACCCAAAATCTTCAATTCCATAGCCTTTCGGATTTTGATTGTTTGTTAGAAACCGGGTTGGGGTTGTGGTGTCGGTGCTTGTGCCGCTTCCTCTTTTGGCGTTTCGGCATTGGCATCATGCACCGCTTTGATTTCGCCCGTTTCCGGGTCAATCATTGTCGCCGTGGTCTTGTCGTTACCTTGCGCCAAATCCACACCGATTTGCACTTTGTTGGCGTTGTCGTGCTTTTCGGCTTCAACTTCCGCCCCGACTTCTTGATAATCCACATCCATTATGTCTTGGTATTCCTCAACGGTACGCATCCCCATTGACAATTCAGGGGCATAAGCACTTGTCCAGAATGAAGCCGCACGATACATAAGCATCTGTTTGGTCATGGTCTGCCATTTTGAACCGTTCTTTGTAAACCACCCCTCTTGGATAGCAAGGCGGATTGATACGGGCGAACTTTCCAAGACTTCATCCGAACCCTTTGCGCTCGTATAGGCGACACACTCAATATCCATCATCTTGCGCCCGTCAAATTGCTTGGTCGTGGCTTCATTCTTATAATAGCCCCGTCCGTTTTGACCGTTTACCCATACTTTTGTGTACTCGACATAATCCACCATGCCAAGTATACCTTTTTCGGTGAAGCGGTACTTCAAGGGCTTGAAGCGTCCGCAAGTGTTCACGGTGGCGACAAGGAATTTTGACGACCAAGACGGCTTGCCATAAATCGGCACCATATTTTGCATAACCATCAATGGACTTGCGCCGATACGTTGGGCAATCTCAATGGCAATCATGCAATTTGCCATCGCCTTTTCGATTGGGTTTTTGTCCGTTACTTTGTACATATCCGGCACAAGTTCCGAACTTGCGAATAATTTGCAAACACGCTGCATGGTGTCGAATTGCACCGGGTCAAAGAAGTTGAACCCGACTTGTACGGGGGCGGCAACCGTCAATGCTTGCCCCTGCTTTTCTGTTTTCTGAATTTCGTTCATGATTCAATCTTTTACTTGTTAATGATTACGATTGCCCCCCCCAATACTTTTTCAATAAGGCTATTTAGGGCGGCTTCTTTCATGCCAGCCATTAGAAATGACTTGCCGTGTTCCTGTGAAGCAAATCCGGCAATCGCTTCCACCACCTTTCCACCATTGCCAAGCACGGAAATGATTTGCTTTGTGCCATTTTCACTTTCCACCGATTCGGCGGCAAGGATAACAAGACCACGTTTGACACCCTCTTTCTTTTCTGTCATTGTTGTCATTTCATGTGCGAATGCTTCCACCTTTGAAAGAAATTCGCTTTTTTCAATTTTCTTTTCCATTGTTGCGTTGTTATTTAATTGTTAAAAAATTGTCCTTGTTTACAACAAGGTTGATAATCTGACTTTCAGTTTCGATAATGTCATTGACCGATTCACGGTTATCAATGAATATCGGTGCGCACACGCCATAAAAGCGGCATAATGTGTTGATTATGTCAAGCCCGGCATTCATTTGTCCTGCCGTGTTCGCACTTGGGTATGGAACGCCATTGACCAAAGGAATGCACGTTTCAACGGGGTTGTTGTCAATAGTGAAGTCAAACAAGCGGAAAGACACATATTTGAACATCCCGTTTATCCGGCTTTCGCATTCATCAATCTTGGTTTTTGTGAATTGCTCAACCGTGTATTCCTGTTTTTCGACATCGGCGATTTGTTGGGCAAGGTCTTTGCCTTTCTTTTCAAGGCTTGCGATTTCATCTTCATAACGCTTGATTGCATCACGGTTGGCAAGCCTTTTATTGAGGTCGTCACGGGTCTTGTTCAACTCCGATTTCCTTTCCTGTGCCTTGCTCGTGTCGGCGGAACTTGCCTTTTCGGTGCTTATGGTCGCTTCAATCTCTTTGATTTTTGCTTGCTTTTCGACCCATTCCGGGATTGATTCAGGCACAACGGCGGCGGCATCAACAAGCGGCAAAGCAATGAAATCGGCTTTCATCTTGCTTATTTCGCCATTGATAGACGTGACATTGGCATTGGCATTCTCAATGTCCTTTTTCACATCGTCAATGTCCTTTTCAAGTTCCTTGATTCTTTCACCAATTCGCTTTCCCTTTGAGGTTATATCATTACATTTGTCGGCTTGGGCTTTCGTGAAAACATCCCTTGCTTGCTCAATCATGGCGGCGGGTAATTCCTGCTTGCAATGCGGACAAGTCGTTTCACCATGATAGACCTTGCCGTTTTCTTCAAACCATTGATTGCGCAAAGTGTCTTGTTCCGACTTCAACTTTTTGACATCTTCTTCAAGCCGTTCTTGCTCTTTTCGGCTTGCCGACAATTCACGGTTGGTCGCTGCCAATTCACGTTCCTTTGCCTTGATATTGCTTTCCAATTCACGGCGGGCGGCATTGGCTTCAAATGCGGCATTTTGCGCTTCTTCCTTTGCCCTGAAAAGTAGTTGTTGGCATTCGGATTTCAAGGCGTTCACGTCCTTTTGCTTCTTTTGCTCCGCTTCATACGCCTTGCGGATTGCGGCGGTGGCATCACTAATCGCCTTGTCTATGTCCTTGATTTCATCATCAATGACTTGGATTTGAACTTCAATGGCGTTGAAATCCTCATTTTCGGGCATCATCTTATGGGTTTGGTCAATCCTTGGTTGGATTTGCGCCAATTCGTCTTTCAAACGCTTCTTTTTTGCCGAAATTTCGGCTTTGAAGTCCGAAAGTGATTTGCCGCTTATCTTGTCAAGCAAAAGGGCAAATTCGGGCTTCTTTGAAGCGATTTCGGCATCTGTGATTGTTCCGGCAAGCTGAAAAAGTTGTTCCCTTTGCAGCTTCCACGGCATATTGACAAAGAATGCCGGATTGGTTATCATCTTGAACACGGATGAATCAATGATTGCTTCAATCCTCTTGGTGTATTCACCGACATTGACCGGGGTGTCGTTCCACCAACATTCGGTGTGATTGCCCTTAAACACTCTTTCAACTTGCCCACGTGGTTTTACCCAATCTTCGATATAGGCACGTTTCAAGTTGATTTCCTCACCGTCCACATCAATGACACCCGACACGCTGCATTCTACATTGTGCAATTCCTTGCCATCAACACGGGTCTTGATTTCGTAGTCTTTTCGGTCTTTGGAATCCTTGCCGAAAAGCAACCAAATGAAAGCATCGAAATGCCTTGACTTGCCCAGCCCGTTGCCGCCCGAAATGGTGGTTACGTCCGGGTTGAAATTCGTTGTCCGTTCCTTTTCACCCTTGAAATTGCAAAGGGTTAGGGATTTTAATGTTACCTGTTTCATTGTTGCGAATTATTTATTGTTATTGTATAGTTCCAAAGCAAGGTCGGCATCGACAACTATAATGCGCCCGTTCTGCATGATTGCCCGGTCTATCCGTCCGCTTGCCTTGATTCTGTTTGCCGTTGTCATACTGCAATTGAACACTTGGGCAATCCCGGCTATGCCATAGACAAACCGTTTTTCGGGTGCGGTCGGGGCTTGTGGCGTTGTTTTCTCCGTTTGGGCGGCTTCTATCAACTCCATTAGTTCACCAACCGTCAAGTCGATAATCCTTGTATTTGGGTCAATTTTTATCATACATCATCATCCATTTCAGGCAATAGCCCTTTTGATTCCCAATACTTCGCAAGCCTGTATGCGATATACCCGAAAAGGGCGGCAATCGACTTGCTGATAAAGAAGTCCTTAAACCATGTGTCTTGGTTTATCGGTTCGGATGTTGCGCATATCAACGCAAGGACACCGAACAACCCGACAATGGCGATTCTGACTTGTTTTTTTGTTTCTTCTTTCATTGTTGCGAAATTTTTAGTTGTTAAAATTCGACCGTTGCAAAGTCATCTTCAAACTTTCTTCTTGACCTTATCACCCGAACCGTCCGGCAAGTGTTCCTTGTGCGCACCCTGATTGCCACATTGTCGAAATTGAAGATTTGCGGCATCAATAAGGCGACAAGCGTTGTTGCGATAACCTTGCGTTTCAAGGGTGACAAGTCAAAGGAAATGTGGAATTTCGTGCAAAACCACCATGCGGATAACTCATTGACTTTGGAACACCCGGTTTTCTCGTATATGTTCCGGGCATGATTTTCCACCGTCCGTTCCGAAATGAAAAGGCGTTCCGCAATGTCTTTCTTGCTTGCGCCCCATGCGAATAACTCCGCAATTTCGGCTTCACGCTTGGTCAGGCTTTTTGCTTCCATACTACATTCCCCAAACATCCTTAATCCCATATTCGGCAAACACGGCTTCGATTGCTCTTGCTTCCGAAACTTTGGGTTCGACCTCACCTTTCAATCTGTTTAAGAATGCCATTCGGGTATTGATATTCAAAGCCGCCATCAATTTTGCCCGGCATTCGGAAATGTCGCCGTTCTTGACTTGCGACCATCCTTTGTTGAATGAAAATTGTTCTTTACTCATATATGTTTGAAATTAAATGTGTTTCAAAACCGCAACTTTTCGGGTTTGCTTTTGGCATTCCGCAAAAAATGACGTAATTTTGCTATTTGCAAACACTCCTTAATGCTTTACCTTTGCATTGTGGAACTTTACACCTGCAAAGATACGGCATATTGTGTGTAAAACCAAACTTTTTCACACAAAATTGCGTGTTAATTTTTAAGTTATTTTGTAACTTGTTGATTATGAATGATTTGAATATAAAAGAAATTCGTGAAAAATTGGGTGTATCGCAAGAAACCCTTGCGGAAATGGTCGGCGTACACCCTCGAACCATTCAAAATTGGGAATCGGGCACGAAAATTCCAAAATCAAAACACGCAATTTTGCGTGACTTGGTATTGAAGCCACAAAATTACGCCGGGGGTGAACAACAAAATGTCAATGGCGACAACATCAATGGCAACAACGTGACGGTTCACAAGACCGACACCGATAAATTGTTGGAAATCCTTGCAAGCAAAGAACAATCTTTGGCAAAGGCGCAAGAACACATTGACAAGCTGTTGGAAATAATAGGGAACTTAACGAAAGGGCAATGATATGGAAACGATAAGAATCAAGGTCAATAACTATTACGGCAACCCGTCTTATTATTCGGTCATGCCGCAAGAAATCTTTGATGCACTTGAATTGGCAAGCCTGCAAGGTGAAGAATATACTACCGTGAACAAAGACCAATTCGACAACATGATTATTGAATATAACAAGAAAATGAAACAATGGGAACAATCAAAAATGTAATTATATGCGTTTTGTTGTGCTTTGTTCTTTTGGGATGTGGCAATAGGACACAAAAAAAGGCGGCACAAACACCGCCACCCAAATATGCTTTGCGTGAAATGTTGGATTCTTGCTTGCAAGCCCAACCGAATGCGAACAATAATGATGTTACAAGGTCTATTTTTGCCGACACATTAAAAAGTAAAATACAACTTTATAAGGAGCGTGCATTGCCATATATCGAAGATGTGCCAATGCAATATGAAATGTGTTTGCCTTATCCTAATGGGCAATATGTCGTAAAATTTGGTTTTGGTGAAAATACTTCAAAATGCAAATTGTCGAATGATTATAAGACGACCTTTCAAGTGTTTGCCATCATGGATAAAGAAAAGGTCGCAATGCTTGTGGATGGTTCTTTGTATTACATCAAGGGGATATTCCGTGATTTCGCAAACAATTCGTCTGAAACGGGATTTTCTTTGCCAAGCGGTAAATATATTGTTGATTATCCCAATATCATAAGTATAGACAACAAACCATATATTGACCTTGGAACATTGGTTGTCGATAGTCTTTCATTTACCAAAATCAATCAAGAATGAAAAAAAGCATCAACCCACAAGCAATTGCAATACAACGCCGTTTCTTTGAAGCGTTGGACTTGGCTATCTCCTTGGGTAAGATAACCGGGTTGAAAGGCTTTTGTGACGACCACCAATTGAACCGCACAAAGTATTCATGTATAAAAAACAGTCTTGACAAGCCTTTGGATGAAACTAATTATAAAATGATTGATTTGGATGCGCTTTCGGCTATTTGCACGGACTTTGGCGTTTCCGCCGAATGGTTGTTGCTCGGACGTGGTAAAATGCTTAAATCGGAAAAATAATGCACATCCAAAAAGGAATAAAGTTTTTACTACACAAACGCAAGCCGGGCGAAACGCATAATCTTGCCATTCGTATGCGGGTGACATTACGTGGGCAAAGACCACTTGATTTTCCGACCGGGCATAACATTGATTTGAAAGATTGGGATGCGAATAATCAATGCGCCTTGAAATCCGCCCCCGGTGCGGCTGACATCAACCGCACCATTGATGAATGGAAAGCAATAATGAATGAAGTGTTTGCCCGATATGAATTGCTTGAAAAGCGTGTTCCGACATTGGGCGAAATCAAAGATTTGTTCAATGATATGGTCGGGCGAAAAACCAAGACCAATGAAAGTCTTGCAGACCCGAACATGGATTTATTTCATGTGTTCGACCTGTTTACCGATATGATGGGGAAACAAAATCAATGGACACCATCGACATTTGAAAAGTTTGCGGCAATCAAACATCATCTTTATGACTTTGACCCGCACTTGTCATTTCCCGGAATCAATGAATCAAAGATGCAAGCCTATCTTGCATATTTGGAAAAGAAAGAATTGCGAAACACCACCATCGCCAAGAATCTTGCTTTTGTACGTTGGTTCTTGCGGTGGGCGCACAAAAAAGGGTATTACAATGGGGATGTTCAAGACACATTCAAGCCCAAATTGAAAGGCACGGACGGCAATTCAAAGGAAATAATATATTTGACCCAAGACGAAATAAAAACCTTGGAAAACCATGTATTCTTGCCCACGCAAGCCGCCCTTGAAAGGGTGCGTGATATTTTCTTGTTTTGTTGCTTCACGGGTTTGCGATATTCGGATGTGGCGAAATTAAAAAGGTCAGACATCAAGGATGGATTTATTGAGGTTGTCACAAAAAAGACGGTGGACGGATTGCGCATCGAACTGAACAAGCATTCACAAGCGATTATTGACAAATACAAGGACATGAAGTTTCCGCAAGATTTGGCGTTGCCTGTAATATCGAATGTGAAGATGAATGCCCATTTGAAGATTCTTGGGCAAGTATGCGGCATTGATGAACCGACACGGATTGTCTATTTTCAAGGCGGCATAAGGCACGAACAAGTCTTTCCGAAATGGGCATTATTGACCACGCATTGCGGACGGCGTACATTTGTCGTTACCGCCTTGCAACTTGGCATTCCAAGTGAGGTCATTATGAAATGGACGGGTCACAATGATTTTTCGGCAATGAAACCTTATGTGAAGATAGTTGATGAATTAAAGGCAAAAGCAATGTCAAGGTTTGACAATCTATAATGTACACGAATTGTCCGGCTTTTACCTCGTACACGATTATGTACACGAATTTTGGGCGATTTTCCGGCATTGTGTGGTATTCTGCAATATCATCATCTTGGGCTATGTCCTGCAACCCGTTGAAAGTGTAATGGTTTTGGTATTGTATGGTATTCTATGATATTAGGATTATTAGTGCCTCCCTCTCCGCAATGATAACGGCTGCATTCCGTAGGAATGCGGCTTTTTTTTGTGCATGTGCTCCGCAAGCTTGCTTGCAAGCGGGCATGCAGGGAAAAGCGGACCGGCGGATAATTTTGCACAACCGGGAACAGGTCAATTTTGGTTATATCTATGTAATTCAT